ATGTCGTCTTCAAATACTCATACGAGTATTACGATGTTTGCCGAAAATAATAGCAAGATTATTGGAAATTGGTATTTTGATGCTTCCGATAGCAAGGAGTTGGTGGATGCTACCTTCAATGGTCTGAAGGCTTTGGTTGAGTCTCTTGAGCACAATAAGAGCAATGACGGACAAGCAGCGTAAGTACATAGAAAGTCTTATCAAGAAAGTGTTTCGTAATGCAGATTCGCAGAGCGAAATACTTTCCAGATTGGATAGGGTTAAGATTTCAAGCCATCAAGCTTCAGTAATGATACATGCATTGAAGTTAGAGTGCAATATCGGTCGCTCCGTTCCGGCATATATGTTAATGGCAAACAATCTAAATTCAAAAATGGATGAGTTCTTTAGTATATTAGGGTACGATGAATGACGTATTCTTTAAGAAGAAAAGAAGTTGATATGAAAAAGGTAATTATGATAATAGCCGTTGCCGCCATTTTGGTAGGTTGCAAAGGTAAGGGTACAAGAGTCCAAATCTCGGATTCTGTTGACAAATTCAAGGTCGAGAAATTGTTTGTCGTGGATAGTATAACAGTATACAGGTTCTATGACCAAGGAAATGCTATCTATTTCACTAACCGGAAAGGTAGGGTAGATGCGACCCATTCCGAGTACAATCCGGTTACTCACACATACAATGACGAGGTTAACGAAACTTTATGTGAAGGAGACTGAAAAATGGAAAAGAGATTAACTAAGGAAGAGTTCCTTAAGGACTTATGGCATCCTGCTAGCGAAATGCCTGATAAAAATAGAACATGCTTGGTAAGAGTTGTTTATCATCCTAATCATGGGATGTTTCAAGATGAAGAAAGAATAGAACAATCATCTTTTCACGATTTTGGATGGTATGATTACGATTTCAAATATATTGGAACTAATTATGATATTATTAGCTGGCTCTATATTAGTGATTTACTTCCAAAGGAAGGAGGTGAACAATGACTAAATGGTACTCTGCAAAAGAAGCTCCAAACTACGAAGAATGGATTCTTACAGAATGGTATGATGGAGACGATGGAGGTCTTAAGTACGAAGCTGATTATCTTTACTCTTTTGTTTATTGGAAAGATTATGTAAGGAGAAACAACATCACAAAGTGGTGTTATATTAAAGATATAAAAGATTAGGTATATGAAAGTACTTAAGAAGATTTTTGGTGAGCATGTTTTCGATAATCGAAATAAAGGCTTGTAGTGTTAGTCCGAATTTAAAGAGGAGGTTTGATTATGAAATTATCTGAAATAGAATTAGATTTTTTGTATGAGAAATCTGCCGAGTTGTTTAGAGATAAAGTAAAACAACGAGGGGAAGATTATGAACATGATAATAGATGCGCTTGCCCTGAAGCAGTTCGCAGAACTCATCTACGAACTCTTGCAAGAGAATCTATAGAAGATGTTAAGATTTTAATTGAAGAACTACGTAATAATGGTTATGAAGCTTAATAAAATGGTTTTTGACGATAAGAAAATAGAAGAAGCTGCACGACTTGACGATAAAGAATACTACGATAGATTATCGGATAATGATAGATGCTTCTTCGAGTATGGTTTTAGACGTGGATATAATCGAGCTTTGAAGGATTTGTGGCATCCTGCTAGTGAGATACCAAGTGAAGGAAAACCTTTAATAGTAGAGTATAGTATTACAGATACTATTAAAGATTATGCATCATTAAAGAGGTTAAATAATAGTTATGTTTACTGGGATTGGGTTTCTTATTTTGAAAGCGCAAATATAACTCGGTGGCTCTATATTGATGATTTACTGCCAAAGGAAGGAGGTAATCAATGAAAACATTTATCTTTGATGTTATGCTCAACGGAAGATTTGTCTGCACGTTAAAGTATAAATATTGTGCGCTCTTCCCGATAGATTTTGAAGATTTAGAAAAGTTCGTCCTCCAAAAGAGACCTACTTTGAAAGGTTATGATTTTAGAATTATGTTTTAAGGAGTAAAGCGTATGTATTTTGAATATAGAATAGTCAAAATTGAGAAAGGTTTGTTTCTCATCGAGTATAAGACCGCTCCTTATGGAGTTTGGCATGAAGTAGATAAAAAGTTCAAAACTAAGCCAAAGGCAGAAGCTTGGGCTAGAAAGAACTTAGTTTAATGAAGTAAAGCGTATGAATGGATTGTTATCAATGATTGGTATGCAAACTGAATTGGAATACCAAATGGGTGATGATTTTCCTTTCGGTGTTCCACGTATCAGATTTAATGTTCCAAATGGCAACATTCCATCCGATAAGCAGAAGTGCCAGCCAAAGGCGCAGCATGAGTTCACCATCAAAGGTATTAAGATTATGGCAGCTTCAAAGAAAGATGCTATTAAGAAGTTTAATCATCGTAAAAAGTAAAGCGTATGTTGTACGAAGCAAAACAGGGAAGTAAGGCTTATGAATACATTAAGAGTATTCTCGATGCTGAATTTGAAGAGCATCAATCATACATGAAACGAGTAGAAGAAGCCGTTGGCTTCGAGTTTGAGAAGTATCAAGGTTATCAGCCTAACCGCAGTCTGCTGCGAGAATATGAAATAACCGCCATCTGGATACCATCCGAGCGTTTCGCCACGCTAGATAAAAAAGTATGGAGAAAGGTAGATAGCAAAATGCTAGAGGATGGCTATTATGTAGCCGTAGCGCCTAACAAGCGATATAAGCAGGGCAAGGCTGTCGCCGCCGTACTTGCATCCTACAAGGCTATCACCAACCATTTCAAGATATTGAATGAGTTGGGCATAGGGGATTCTCAAAGTGGTTCTATCTCCATCACTCAGCTTCTCCGTCACAAAGACCGCATTTTCGCCTTCTTCGATGATGGCATCCGAGCAGAGAAATGTAACTCCGATTTCAAGGAAATCACGATAGGTGAATATGAGGATCTTATTAATAGCAAAGATTAAAGCGTATGGCACAGAAATATATTGAAGATGACTTTGTGATGACAAGAACAGAGCCAAACAACTTTACACCAAATGGTGTTGTTTGTAAGTTTGTTGACTATGAAACAATAGACAAAGTGTTATTAAGAACGATTAATGGCATTGATGGATTTATTGTAGAAAAAGGTCAGTTTGTTCCTATTCCTCTTACCCCATCCATTCTAGAGAAGAATGGATGGGAACATAAGGACGATATATATTTCAAGGAATTTCCACACCGAAAGCTTGTAATCATGGATGAGAATGCATATATAATCAATGAATGTTGTTCGATGTTTCTTTGTCCAGCCAAGTTTGTTCCACAACTCCAGCACCTTCTCTTCGGTCTTGGTCTTAATCACAAAATGGAGGTGTAGGTATGGATGCAATGTTTCAAGTTTGTAAATATTGCAAGCATGCAAAACCAACTGAAACAGATTTACTTTATTGCGAGATTTGGAAACGGAAGGTATGTGAGCATGAAAGTTGTGACGGAGATTCTGAAAACTATTTTGAATAAGTTTATAACGCCTTCAGACATAAATAAATAGTAATATGAATGCAACAGAAGCAAAGAAGACGCTATTTGAGATTAGAAAAAATCTTATTGACGATAAGCAGAAGCATGCTATTTGGTTAGCAATCAAAGCTATTGATTATTGTATAAGATTGAGGAAAGGATATTAACAGATAGTAATATGAAAGCAAGTGAGTTGATAGAGCATTTAAAATCTTACATTGACATCACGGGTGGAGATTGTGAAGTACTTGTATTTGATAAAGCAGATATTTCTTGTGATATTAAGAATACTTCTACAGATGGTGATTATATATTTCTACACATCATCTGATAAATATACAACGAAGACACCAGAGTAAATAACTATCCCTTATGGGATATAAATATAAGTAATATGGTAGTATTGTTAACGATTTTAGGAACTATCTTTTTGATAGTTAGTGCAATATTTTGGTCAGAAACGCCAAAGTTGAGAACAGTAAGTATTGTAATTGCGACAGTGGCAGCAATACTTATGACCTTATGTTATGTAGGCTCTGTGCTTGCACAATATATGATAGAATTTACGAAATAATTAACTAACCATCCTGCAAGGGATATAAATAGAAGAGAATATGAAGGAATTAAGAAAGAAAACATTTAAGAATGGTGTCGTGTATTGCCTTCAATTAGAAGATGGTTTCCTTGTTGAAACGACAGATACATTCTTGCCTTATTACACCAAAGATGCAATAGGCAGACATCAGAATAAGCTCGACAACAATGAGCTTGGCGACCGCACGGAACGTTGGATGATAGGAGTATCTACAATGAGTGGGTGTCCAGTAAGATGCAAGTTCTGTGCTACAGGCAACATGAAACGTTATCGCAATCTTACGGCAGAAGAAATTGTTGAACAGGTTGAATTTGCCATCAACAAGGCAGGTGCTGACCCAAGCAAAGCAAAAGAGTTTAAGATTAACTATACTCGTATGGGCGAGCCATTCCTCAATATTGATGCAGTCAAGGATGCTATCCGCATTATTACTGAGAAATACCCAAATACTCATCATTACGTATCAACGATTGGCATTAAGGGAAGCGATTTCTCTTTCATTAAGGGAAATATTACGTTACAGATTAGCTTACATTCATTTGATGATGACAAGCGTAATTGGTTGATTCCTTACAAGAACAAGATGACTATTCAAGAGTTAGGTCAGATTCGCACAGAAAGCAATCTGAAGACTACAATCAATCTTACACTTGTTGACACTTCCGATTTTGATGCAGAAAAGCTGAAAAAATGGTTTGATAAGGAGCATTTCTTCGTGAAGTTGTCTCCTATTAATGTGAATAACATATCAGAGAAAAATCACCTCGGCAATGGTGTTGTAGAAGGAATTAATTTAGTATGAAAAAGGGTATTTTCAGATATAGAATTATCACAAATCTGAATTGCAACATGAACGAAAGTACAGGAGTAAACGGAAATTGTTACTTCTGCTACCAAAAGTTTAAGTCACCATTGCGACTGGATTGTGATAAGATGGAGGAAACTTTGAAGAAGGTTGGTGTTCTGAAAAGAGCAACTATCATGGGAGGCGAAAGCTTGCTCAATCCAGATTTGGTAAAGATTGTAAAGATAGTCAGCAACTATACATCTGATGGTATCTGTCTTGTTACAAATGGAATACTGCTTAATGAGGACATCATCGTTGCATTGAAAGATGCCGGATTAACTGAGGTTGCTATCAGCGTGTCTTCTATCGAACAGTACGAAAGACGTAGAGATATGGCACTTCTGTGTAAGGAGATTATTCCAAACACAAGAATAAACATTCCTAAGTGCAAGGAAAGTTTGAATCCACAACTACTGAAAACAATACTATCAGATGGTTTCTATAGCATTGTATGCGAAGATTTACAGGCAAGGTATGGTGAGATAAGACTCCCAGATGGTTCTGTAAAGGTTGGTGATGACGGATATGGATTCTATGATTACAAGTGGAATGGACATACATTTGGAGTATTTGGCAATTATGGGAAGTACAACAGAAGCGATATTATCATAACTCCTCTTGGAAATTTCTGTGATTGGGAAAAGTATTGCAAGGCCGTTAAGAACAATGAGCTTGTAAGAAGAAATAATCATATTGATGATGACAAAATTGTGCATTGATTTCGGAAGTGGCTATAATCCAAAGACCGGATATAAAACTTGCGATATAACAACCTTTCCACAATTGGACTTCCAGTATGATGGGAAAGATGAGATAGTCGGACTTAGAGAAAAATCAGTAGATGTATTCTATCTAAGAAACGTTGTTCATCATATCCCAGATTTACAGAGAACCTTCACAACCTTGAAGAAGTATCTGAAGGTAGGTGGAAAGCTAGTTATCATTGACTGCAATAAAGGTCATTACAAGACAAATGTATTTCTTGACAATTTGTGGTATAGATTTGTTGGCAACAACAACGAAATCTTTATCAGTAAACAGTATAGAGATTACATCAATGTTTTGCTCAAGTTAGGCTTGAAGCAATTATATTATAAATCATTTAAAGAAAAGGAGATTACTAAGTATGAATGCAATTAAGAATCAATTGGAAAAGATGGGTTACGATTATGCAGTAGCAATCGCAACTAAGGCTGAAATTGAGAATGGAGCTGCTTGTGGTCAGCTCGCTATTATTTGTGAGTAAGTAATTAATCATCCTCTCCATGTGACAGGTGGAGAGGGTAAAAAGAAAAGATATGAGATTAAGTGAATATAAAGCAGGTACTATCTTAGTAGATATTTGCGGCAAAGTGTTTATCCATGATGGTTTTATCAATGCTGATGGATATGGTGTTATAATTGGTGAGGATTCTGATGGAATGATTCAGAAATCAAATGGTATTGGTAACTGGATGAAGGAAGGCTTCTGTAGAGAAGCAACTTCACAAGAAGTCAGTGAGTTTTTCGCCAAGGTTCGTAAAACACAGAAAATTATCAATTACTAAGGATGGTAAAAAGAAGAGAATATGGCAGACATGGAATTTGGAAAATGTGATATTTGTGGCAAAGAAGCTGCTTTATCACGTACATATTTCAAATATAGAATAGGTAGTTGTGAGTGTTGTGGAAGCAAATTGCGTGATGGCTCAAATGGTCATTTTGAGGTTGTGCATCATTGCAACAAATGCGTTCCTCATTTACCTACAGTTATTCATCCTTTATTTAAGGCTTTAGATGGTAAAGTTTATAGAGCAAATGTTACTAACGTTTTACCATTTGAAATTGAAGGTAAATACATTATCGAAGAACCAGTAATCAAGGAGGATAAGCAATGAGCAAGATGAACGTTAAGGAGTCTCTTTTAGAAGTTGTTAAAAGCAACAACCTAGAGATACTTAAAATAGATTTATTCAACGATTTTGAGTTGTTCGTAAGAGAAGGCACTATGGAACGTAATGAGTATTGCAAGACTTATGCAACATTAGACGATTTGGATTTTGATGTAGAGGCTTTCTTGCTTAATGATGAAGTACGTGGAATTGTATACTGCCAAGATAAAGACACAAAAGAACCAGTGTGGATTGAACCTTGGAGTGACGAATGCTGTTCTTGGTGGCAGGTTAGTAGAGTTCCAAAGTTCTATAAAGATAAATCTTTAGTAAGAAAAGTAATTTACTAATTAAAAAGTTAAAGAATTGAATATGATAGGAGATATAATATTATTCTTAAAGAAATGGTGGAAGCAAAATATTACTTGTCACCATGAGTATGTCTATAAAGAATTAGGCAGAATCAATTTTGAAGAGTGTCGAAAGTGCGGAAGAATAAAAAATTACATAGGTTAAAATTGAGGAAGGTAAGCAATGAGTAAAGAAAAAGCTATCGAGAAAATACAATATGCTAAAATGCAAGTTGCTTCTGTATATGCATGTTCTGCTATCTTTGATGAAAAGACAAAGGTAATAGAAGACAGACAGAAAGAACTTGAAAAAGCGATTGTCAATTTGCATGATGCAATTAAAGAGTTGGAGGATTGATTATGACAAGAAAAGAAGCAATGGCTTTCGCTATCAGCGTAGGAAAGCCGATAAGATATAACTCATTTTCAAAAGGTGAGTTTGTTCAATACAAAGGAAAGGAGTTAGTTGACGAAGAAGGAACTATCCTTCCTCAACAAGAGTTTTGGGCTATCCGTTCAGGTGGCTCTTGGGAGAATGGATGGGAAGAATATAATGATAATTGATTATGACAAGAGAAGAATTACAAAATAAACATGGCGATACTATCTGTGAGTATTGTAACAAGAACATTATCTCAGAATATAACATCGGCATAGGTGGGCTTTGCGAAGGTCAGTATTGTGAGGAAGCACAAGATGGCTACGCAGCAGAAAATAACATAGAGTTGGAGGATTGATTATGATACAAAAACAGACATGGAAGGATGAAATCAGAATTTTAATAACTGATGAAGAAAATCATGGCTCTGTTCAAATATCTATTCCATTATATGTTAGTGATATTTTCGGCAAGGCTGATGCTCTAATATACGCTCTTTGGGTTGATGTTGTTTATAGAAGAAATGGTGTTGCACAACGCCTGTTACAACTCGCAGAACAACAGGCTAAGTTAAATGGGGTGAAGAAAATCGGATTGGAATTTGATAAAGATGAATCTGATAGATTTGTTCTAGATTGGTATCTCCGTAGTGGTTATAAATTATTTGATAAGAAAAGTAATTTATTAATTAAAAAAATGGAGGAATAGTTATGTCTTGGTTAGCAGTAGATAAAGGTGGCTGTGAACATATTTTTGCAGAAAAACCTTGCAGAAATGAAAGTAATACATTATGGATTTGCTCTGTCGTATATTTATATGGGCAGAGGTACGCAAATACCGGTTGCTGTTACCTTCCTAAAGGCAGCATCAAGAAGCTCATCGGAAGAGAACTTACTTGGAACGATGAGCCAGTAGAACTTAAAGAAGATTGATATGGAATGGGATGTTAAATTTGTACTAGCAAAGCTTTTGAATGATATGAAGTATAAAGAAGCCGTAGAGTTAATAAATGCCCACAATGATAATGTTGATGCTCAGGATGTAGATATTTTTATATCAGGATTTAGCTTAGTATACGCAGAGCTTTTTAATCCAATATCACCAATATTGGAGAGATACCTTTCTTCTAGTGCCATTTCTTGGCAAGGAAGAATGAGAATAGCTTTAGCTATACAGCAATGCAAGAAACTTAAAAAGAATAATTATGGTAAGAGAATTTGAAGTAAGTATTAGAGTTACTATTGATTCTAAGTGCAAAGATAGTGACGATGATATTATAGAAGCACTTATGAAAGGAGCGGATAAGTATTTCTATCCATATTGTTGTAGTAATGAACATATAGAGCATACTAATAGTACTGCTCATAAAGTTAAATAAAAATGAGAAGTATGCACGAAAAAATTATAGGAGCAGGAGTAGCTAACTTATTTATTGAGCGAATGAAGTTAGAAGGATGGTTGCCCATTAAAGAGTATTTCAAGATGAAAAAACTTGGAATTGAGCTTGATTGGGTAATGGTTCTTACTATGGAGAATGATGGATTTATCGCAATACCAATGGTAGCAGAATATCGTGTTCCACATAAAGATAGTGGGCGAAAATCTGGTTGGTATAAAGACGAGATTGATAATCCAAACAGGAGAATTGACGATTGGACTAATGTCATCATGTTCAAACTTTTAGATAAGCCTAATATTGACGGAATAAGGGATTCTATTCTTGACAAATATAAAGAGGCCGAAGGTATTACAGATACTCATGCTTATAATTTGTCTTTCAATGAGACGGTTGTTAAACAATGTAAGGGGATTAAATGATTATAGCTTATGAAATTAGAAGACATCAAGTTCAAGGCTAAACGTCTTGACAATAACACTTGGGTAGAAGGTTACTTCTATGTTGAATGTGGTAACACTTACATCATCGAGGATAGGCAGAGTGAATCAATGCTTAATAGAAATGATGCACATCAGGTTGACCCTTCTACAGTCTGTATGTCCACAGGGCTGACAGATTGCAAAGGTAATGAGGTTTGGGAAGGTGACATGCTTTCAAATGTTACCAATGATAGTCCTGACGGAATAGTAGTGTTTAAATATGGCGCATTTTGTTTGCTCGCTAAGAATTGTCGCGACTTTTGCGTTGCACTAACATACCTTCTGAGTGAGAAAGATTCATTAAATAGATTTAAGGTTATTGGCAATAAATTCGATAAAAAGAAGTAGCGTATGGGAATTTTATATATAAGTGTTAGTCTAATTTACATCTTTCTTGTTTGCTTGGATGGAGAAGATGTAAAACCGAAATGGAAACAATGGCTAGCTGACAAACTAGGCATCAAGCCAAAGATAGATGTTAGATACATAAAGCCACAAGTCGTTAAGCTTCGTTCAAGAGTTACAATGTCGAATTTTGAAATGCAATACTATTGCCGTGACAAATCTGGCATGGAGCAATTGAAGAGAAGAGCAATAGAAAGTGTGTACGATGAAATTCTTAAGGGAATGAAGGCAAACGAATTGGTTTCCATTTCGCAATATAATGACATTTATAGTACTAACACTATTTATGAGGGGACATGTGAAATTTATAAAAACAAGTAGTATATGAAGATAAGACAAGCTAAGAAAATCTTGAATATGATGGCGAAAGGAACGGACACACGTTACTTCGATTCAAAATATACATTCAAGAAAGAGAGTAGATTCATTCCTAGATTAAAGAATCTCTATCAGAAAGCAACTATCAGATGGAATAAGGTAAATATGCCGAGTGCCAACGTTAGTTTGTTTCGTTCAATTTTGAGAACTTCAAAGGAATGCAGTCGTTGTAAACATTTCAATGGTATGCTTGCAGGAAGATGTACTAAACTACATAAGTATGTTGAAAGCAGCGATTGGTGTCATGGAACGTTTTTCCATAGAAAGTGAGGTTGACATGAAAATAAGACAAGCTAAGAAGATAATGAAGCAAGTCTATAAGACTAGATATTGGGCTTATAGGCAAGGCTATTATTGTGGCAAGAAAGATGCTGGAAAGCTAGCCGGAGACCATCGTTTGTTAAAGGCTATGCGTCTTACAAAGAAGTGGGAAAGTCGCAAGATACGAAATGATGTGAATAAAATACTGGAGAAGAATCCGTTCAAACCGAGGGATCTTCAACGTAGTGCTTTAAGATTAATGAGATATGGATGTAGCAAAGCTTAATCAGGAAATTTTAGGCGTAGATTTGGAATACAAAAACGTCTATATTGATGCGGAGAACACAAGAATGATACGTGCCAAATTACCTTATGGGTATTGCGATTTGGTTCGCACAGATGTGTGGAATGGTCGTGTGAATCATCCGGAAGAGCATGATATTGTAAAATATACGGCAATCTCTTGGTATATGGAAGAATTTGTCGGTGGAGTTGATTTAGGTCGCAACTATATGCATGCTAAATATAAGTTCTTCGAGTTGGTTGTGAATAAAAAATATATTTTGGAAATGAAACATAAGAAAAATGAAAATGATAGATAATAAGTTAATCATAGATATTCCTAAAGGAATGGAAGTGGATATTGAAAAAAGTGACTTGAAAGCGGGCATTATAGCATTCAAGAAGAGACCCTTCAGCTATGAGGATGTTATATCTACTTTAATAGACCGTGGTCTTAGTCCTGTCGTTGCTAATGTTACTAATAGTAATGTAGAGAAAATTGTTGCATTGGATAAGTTAATGGATATAGCTAAGTGTTATAATGGAGATTGGAAACCGGATTGGAATTCTAAAGAATGCAAGCATAATATCATGCGAACCAGCGAATACGGTATTACTTCTAGTAGTGATTATAACGAAGGTGCTATTTACTTCAAGAACAAAGAAGATGCCCAAGCCGTTATTGATAATCCGAATTTCAGAAGCATTCTTGATGCAATCTATAAGGACTAAGGCTTATGAAGGAAATGTTCTTTAAAAGTGTAAAGTTCCGTGAAGTTCAGCATTTGGCATTCTCGGATGAATATATAACTGCATACGTATCGGTGAACCATGTTCCTAAGATACACCTAAGTGTAAATACACCTCGTGATGAATATGGGTTTGCGAAAGGTAAATCAAAGCGTTACTTTAGAGTGGGGTTTGGAAAATGGCTCACCGAACGAGCGTTTGTGAAGAAATATTTTAGTGAAGAATAAATGAATATAAAAAAGTCAGATATGGGAAATAAGATTAATGTAGCGGAAATCCTAAAGGATAAGCCGCAAGGAACTAAGTTGTACGACTTATTACGCAATATAGACGTAGAGTTAGATAAAGTCCACACAACAGACGTTGGTACTTATATAGAATGTACATCAACTAATGAAGTAGGCAGTACTCTTTTGTTTGATTATTCAAAACTAGGTACAGAAAAATGCTGGCTTGAAGGCTTACGGATTCTCCTTCCTTCTAAGAATATGCGTGACTGGGGCAAATTCGCATGGAAGAAGGGCGATGTGCTTATCAATAGTTGTGGATTTCAGTGCATTTTCAAAGAATGGGCATCTGATGATTATACAAAGTTCAACGGATGCTATTCTAATAGTAGGGATGGTTACGAAGACGTATCAAATGCAGAAACAGCTAAGTTTGACAAGTTAGATAACAATATTGCCTATGGATATGTCAGAGAGATTGAAAGAAAATTAGGTGGCATACTAAACCTTGAAACTTTGGATATTGAGAAGGCTCAGCCAGAGTTCAAGGATGGTGATATACTATGTGTAATTGAAAGTTCTAACAATTATCACTATATACTTATATACGAAGGTCAAGATGATGAACATATTTATCGCTATGTAACAATGCTTGAGAATAATTCTTTAATTATAGAAAAGGGTTCTTATTTTACAAAACCAAAAGACTATTCTATGCGCTATGCCACAGAAGAAGAGAAGCAGCAGCTCTTTGACGCTCTCGCAAAGAAAGACAAGGCTTGGGATGCTGAGAAGAAAATGATTGTTGATTTGAAGAAAAAAGTCGAGCTTAAACCTTTTGATAAGGTTGTAGTAAGATGTAGCGAAGCAGATAGATGGTCTATAGATTTCTTTAGTTATAAAGCACCTAACGGATATATATGTACAGGAGACGCTTGGTTTGGATATTGTCTTCCTTACAATGAGGAGACTGCAAAGTTAATAGGTACAACTAAAAATATGGAGGTTTAAGATATGGACGAAGCTTTTAAGAAGGAACTTATAGAGCATTGTAAAAGGCAAATGCAACGCTTTGAGAGAATGGGAAGAACAGATTCTTTCGCATATAAAGAACATGCTGTTTTACTTAGTTTTCTTGAACGTCCATATTTACCTTTTTAATATAGTAATAGTTATGATAGACATAAAGAAAAAAATCCAAGCCGCCAGAGATTACGCAAGAAAAAGCTATCGTGTAATCAGAAAGGTTAGCAAAAACGGCTTTATGGTTCAAAGAGATAAAAATGCCGATAAGCATTTCTTGGATGGCATTGATTGGGCAGAGAAAGAGATATTCAAAGATTTGATTCATAATGCTAACGAAGTTCCTCAAATTGGCAGAGGAAGGATTCTTGCATACTCAAGAGACTGCGGTTATAGAAATCTTTACAACCTATACGATATGATGTACAAGACTGATTGCGGCACATATCAAGAAATGTGGGAATTAGAAGTTAAAGCTTACTATTTGGATGGTTGGATATACGCAGATGAATTGTTTGACTTAATTATCAAAGGAGGTGATAGCAAATGACCGATGCAGAATTTAATAAGTTTGTGCTTATGCTAGAGAATGAAGCGTTTCGGTTTTCGAGAAGCCAAAACGAATTTAAGGAACATCGAGTAGTGATAGAACAGTCTTTCAAGATAGGAGGGATGTTCATCCTTCGAGAGTTGGAAAAGTATTTTAATCAAAAGAAGTAAGCGTATGATATTATATGAGAATCAATGTTTTGAGCTTTTAAAAGCTTTGTGTTATAGTGTCCCACAGAATCCAAATGTCGGTAGGTTTGAGATTGCAAACGTGATACTTGACACATTACAAAAAATAAAAGATGCGGATTAACAGCTTTCGGGCACAAATTTAAAGATAATGACAAAGGAAGAAATATTGGAAAAGGCATCTGATTTTGAGGATGAAGATGAGTTTGTGAAGTGTGATAGATTGCCGTTCACTGAAGAATTGTGGCTTTTACATCAGCTAGTGTATATCGGCTTGTCTTGTACCTATACAGGTCGTGGCTATATAATTGAGAAACTTAAAGATTAGTAAAATGGAAGCGAATGATTATTTGAAGGCTATGCAAGCTATGGACGAATTGGATAGACTTGTAACTAGTGTTTATCCGGATAAGTTCAAGTTGGTCTGCAAGAAGCATGGAATAGATGAATGCGAGGCGATGAACATGTATTCGTACTTGCAAAAGATGCAAAAAGGTCAGTCTTGGTTAGTTAGATACAAGCCATTGGAATATCTAGAGCGTGTATTAACACTAGCCAAAGAAGCTTATGCGTCTTACATGAACAACGGCTTGATTCTAAGTATGGTCAATTTTGGTGATAAGTACACAAGAATACTTGTAATCTTTGAGAAAGATGGAGTGAGAAGCCAACAGGAATTTGACCTTAGAGAGCAAAGAACATATGTTGATATAGCGGACTTTATTGGAAATGGTTACTCCATCGTATCTGTTATCCGTCAGTCTGACAATGTTGATAGCGAAAAATTTGTTGGAGAAAAGGATGAGCGAAGTCATAGTATTCCTATTTACGATGGTGATGTAATGCTTTGTTACGTGAATAAACCGGAATTTTGGAGTTCCGATTGGCGTAATAGCGGACTTTATATTTGTGAGAACGGCTCATATCATAGATTGCTATACACCCCGAATAAGGGGTACGTAAGACATGGAGAGCCTGATGTAGATGAAGACTTCACCATTGATATTGGGGAAAAATCCTTCAATAGTTATGTTATGACTTTAAGCCAGTCTTGGTATAAGTTGGGTAATGTTCATGCAGGTATAGGCTTTTTGAAGGAGAAAGAATAGAAGAGTAAAAGGAGAGGAATATCATTTCCCCTCCTTTGCCCTAATCTCCAGCTCGATAGGCTTGCCGCAATGGGGGCAGATGATAGCCGGATGCGATAAGGTTTCACCATCAATAGCAAGGAAACTAGATGGCGAGCAACCACAAATACTAGCTATTTGTTCTACTTTCGCAAATGAAATTGAGCCATTATTGATTTGTTGCGATAAAGCTGATTGGGTAATACCTAACTTTTCAGCTACAGATGAAATGGTTTGCCCATGACTCCTAATTATTTTCTTTAAGTCCATACCTTATTATATATAAGTGAATACTAATATTTATTATGCTGCAAAGATAGCTTATTTTTTTTAAACTGCCAAAGAAAAAGAGTTAAATATTAGAATTAGCTAATAATTAGTGAATAAATGTTTAGAAATAGCTTATAAGTGTTAAATAAGTGGTAATATTAGAAATTTCTTATAGAAATATTTGGTAATATTAGAAAAAACTACTATCTTTGCAGTGTCTTTAAGAGATAAAGGCTTTAAAGTTTAACTATTAATTGCTGCTATGCAGCCGAGTCGGCACTCGTAAAACGGTTTGAGGATATGACTACTTCAATTAAGAACAAGATGAGAAAGGTAATGCAGTTAGCACATAGAGCCTATCAGTTGAAATCAAGTTCAATGTCTTGGGTTGAGTGCTTGAAACAGGCTTGGCAGGTTGTAAAGCTTGAGTCAGCGATGAAGACCAAGGTAGTAGAGTTCTTCTTTATGAAGATGAATGGTGAGGTAAGACAAGCCTTTGGTACTCTCCTTCAGAGCCACATTGACTATACTCCAAATGGTACAGGGCATGCAGCATCAAGAGATTGCATCCGCTATTGGGATGAAGCAAAGGGCGCATGGAGACAATTCAAGGCTTACAACTTCTTGCGAGTTGCATAAAGATATATTCACGTTCTAAGGTGTTTGGCGAGGCTTAATAGGGGGTGTGCCTTTAAACACCCCTTTAGTTTAGGACTTTTAAAGTATTTGAGATATGGAGACAATTGCTAAGTGTTTGAAAGAAGTGTTCTACAAAGGGCATCATATTACCAAGGTGGAGGACGTATTCGGTCAGGTTGCCGTTCGCATTGATAATGTTGTTGAACCAGACTATGCTAGCATAGCCGATGCAAAACGAGTAATCAATGGTAAAGCCCCTAAGTGGTTTAATGATGGCTATATGTGGGACGAAGCCAGCAAGAAGGTCGTAAAAGCCCCTAACGCTTTCCGATGGGAGGAGTAAGAAAAGATAAGGTAAAGAACTTAATACAATTGATTATGGAAAAGTTTAATGATGGCAATTATGTATTCGAGACAACAAACGAGTTTCCGGATGGCTATGAGATTTGGGCGATTGGTCGAAGAAATTTCAAGCACAAAGGCTACGTACCATTGTGTGAGGTCGATGAGAGCCGCTACGTCAAAAGAGATACCTTGAAGGCTTTGAAAGTAAAGGATGAAGCATTAGCTTTGACTTTGCTCTCTGAAGCCGTTAAACGAGGTGTTAACAAGAAGAAGTATAACATAATGATTAATGCAAAAGAAAATGGATGAGAATTTTCTGAATGTGCTCTATATCGAGCACACGGATAAAATAGGCGTTCTAAAGGACGATAAGGACGAAAGGGTATCAGTTATCCTTGGGACGGACAAAACGCTTGTAGAACGCAAAAGAGAGGGTAAAACGTACCTTCTTGTACCTTTGACAAAGAACCACACTTTTGTTTGCAAGGGTAATAGTATTGATGTGGATGGTGAGCATATTAAGAGTGAAATCTTTTTCCGCAAGGATGCTTGCCAATGGATTGAGATTGATGAAGAAACATTATCTAAGGTTGCGTAATAAATAAGGAGTTTAAGCTATGAAAGTATATGTAGTAATTTCTTCATACCAACATGGATTAGGTGAAGCTGTTGAAACTGATGCAGAAGTCTTCGATACCAGAGATAAGGCTAGAAAGGCGATAAGACACAAAGGAATGAACACTTTGGAGAATTACAAGCGAGTTTTGGATTGCGATGATTATCTATACAATATCTCAGATTCTTTCTTTCATATCTCAGACAGCGAAGGAGAGACGTGGGATAATTTCGATATTGTAGAACGAGAAGTAAAGTAATAAGACTATGGATATTAAGATTATCAAAGACATCTTAGATGATGCAAAGGAGTGCGGTTGCATTGCAGGTATTTCACTCTCTAATGGGCAGTTAACTCATGCAAACTTTAGCAAATCAAAGTTATTTGATTTTACTGCCGATGTTCTTTATAACAAAAAAAGCATTTGATAACTATACTTGGTGAGAACGGAAACAGAGATTACATTGATAGTGACTCTATCATACGTATCTTTATTAGAGAAGGTGTTTAACAATTAATTATAGGAGAATATGGATGCAGGTCATGTGAATGTGATATTAGGCGAAGCCGAGAATAAAGGTCTTAGAGGAAATATCAACTTGGTAGGTGGAGCAAAAATAAGTTTCGACTTCAATGGTGTTGGTATTGAAACATCTTTCAATTGCAATACAAAGAACAGAACACTTATGATTGGAAGTGGAAGTACAGTAGTGTTTACACGTAAATATATTGATTGTAGCTCTATCCAGTATATTGAAGTGTTTGAACGTACAAAATAATTATAGGAGACAAGAATATGAATATACTAGACTATTATGAGGTTGTCACCTCAAAGATTTTCAAGTTGGAAAGCATGAACGAGGGGCTTGTATTGATAGCACCGGAGCAGGAGGTAGATGGAGTCCGTTCCTTGATGGTGGGATTATATGTTCCTGAGCATGAACGATACAAGATGTACACTTTCCGTTCCTCTATGAATGAGGGTGAACTAAGTGACAAGTACAAGGCAATGGTCTGCACGATGGATGTTCTTAAACCGGATTGGGATAGAATAAGAAAGAAAAGACGGAAGAGGTTCTAACCTCTTACCGTCTGTAGGATGCAAGCTATTTCAAGATTATTTTTAGAAAACATGAAAATAAATTAGAGTTTTCCTTGTATTTCTCGAAGGTTTTTGTTACCTTTGCGGATGCAAATAATAAAACAATGAGCTTATGAAAGTATTATCAATTCGTCAGCCGTATGCTTGGTTAATCGCTATCGGCTGCAAGACCATTGAGAACAGAACATGGAATAGAAAGTTCCGTGGTCGTTTCCTTATTCATGCTAGCCAAGCCAAACCCGAAAAACTTGACGGATGGCAGGAGAGCGCAATGAAGAAATATTGCCAAGAGCATGGTATTGTTATTCCAGACTTCAAAGACTTGCCAACGTCAGCCATTATCGGCAGCGTAGAGTTGGATGATATTCAGTATCATGAGGCTTATCCGGATGCATTTGCTGAAGATTTCCAATATCATTGGTTCTTGAAGAATGCTAAATTGTTCGATGAGCCGATTAGAAACGTCAAAGGCAAGTTATTCCTCTGGGATTATGAGTATAATGAAGCCGAAATGTAAAATAACAATACTTTTGTAATAAAAATACAAGTCATTGAAAATTAGCGCAAAAGTGTTTGTTGTTCTAAGGGTTAGATAAGATGTAAATGTAAAAATAAATAAAGCCTCAACCTCTAACGAGATTGGGGCTTTTACAGTTGTCCTAGTGTGTCTCACCATTATTATTTCGTTCAATCAAAGGTAAGATACCTTTCTCCTTTAGGAACTCATAGAGAAAGAAACGCCCTTTTTGAGTCCATTTCGTGTTGTATTTGATGGTTTGTTTTCCATCATTGTGCGTAATGGTCACTGGCTCGCTATTCACATATCCCTTATCCAAATATTGGCGGTACAAGACCCATTGGTCAGAAACCTTGTGCTGGATACCATGCTCATGCAACAGTTTGTTGAATGCTTGCGGACTCATTCCGTAATCCTGCGCCATTGATGTAATCACGCTTGTGCTCTTGTTCTTCATCATCACATCGAAGTAAGTAGTCTTAGGCTTCATTGTTGTAATCTGTGCGCTCAGTCCGACAATCTCCTGCGATGCCTTGGCAAGTTCCTCTCTCTGTTGCTTGTTCTCCAAGGTCAGCACTTGGTTCTTCTCGAACTGGTCAGCCCAAGCTCTTGCTGCTATAGCCGGATTGGTGAAATCGGGCAAAGATGGAACACTCTGCATTCTTACCTTTTTCTCAACCTCAATGAAGTACTTGCGAATCATCCTACCTTTCTCATTGTTCTCAATCATACACAACTCCTTCGCCATGTCTAAAGATAGGGCGTACTCCTTGCTTGGTCTGCCACCTTTTGAGTTTTTAAGATTTTCCTTAAAAACCTCATAGTCTTGATTTTCAACGAATCCGTACTTTTCAATACGCTCTTGAATCCAATTCGCAAATTGATACTTGCTACCCAACTTTTGGTGCAGCTCTCTTGCATTGATGGCTTGCTTACCATCACGTTCTTCTACCTTGATGAGTTCAAAGCCTTCAACCTTGATTTCATCACTCTGATTTACAAATGCTCCCAGCATGGGTGCATCATTCAAATTCTTTTCTAAAAAATCTTTCATTTCTTAATTTGTTAATAATTATATTTGGCTGTGGTGGAAACGAAAAGCCCCATCCGCTAATGTGGAAAGTGCGGACAGGGCTTGTGTCACTCATCCACTATTGTAGAGCGATGGACGGAATGACGACACTCCACGCTTGGAGTTATTCAAATAATATGCTTAATATAAATTATTAATTATCTCAAATATCAGTCAGTCGTGCGCTCTACTTCACAACCTTGTTATTTCGGTTGCAAAGTTAATGCTTTTCTCTTTAACTTGCAAACGCTTTAGTGTTTTATTTGAAACGTTAACGTTTGTTTTACTTCGGAGGACTTCTGCCCTCACCAGCACGACCAACTATTGCGGCACATTTCTGCACATTACTTCTTCTTTCCATTGCTCACGGAATTTAATTGTTAAACATCAAAGATAATGTGCAGTTGTTTCGGTGTGCCTCACGAAATCTATTACAAATCACACTCGTATGAGTATTGCTTTTTCAGCTTGTTCAATGCGTTCTCGGTAACGTAGTAGATGTTATCGAAATATTCGCTTTTCTTGATGCTTCGGCTTTCTTTCAGCTCTACCTTGTGATTGAATGTCACTTCGTAGCGGTTTGCGATGCTTGTAATCAAGAAATCAACCTCACGCTTATGTCTGTCCAGATCGGTCTCTTTATACTCACCACGCTTGATAAATGCGTCCTTGTTCGTCTCTTCGATGGTAGCAACCATGTTGCCTTGCATCACTATAATCTTTGCGCTCATATCTAGTTTCTTTTTAATCGTTAATAACCTTGTTAAGCAACTCTAATCAAGTTGTAGTTCTTGAATTGTCTCCATTCTCCCTTGACCTCATCCCAATACTTGGTGCAGTCCTTGCAAGCGTAACCCTTGCCGTTTGGAGTGTAGTCAATGTGACTATCCATCAATGTGCCGAAAGCCTGACGAATCTCACCATTCATTTTCTGAAAGTAGAACTCAACGACCTGCTTCTTCATGCGAGCCTTCAGCTTGATTACCTGCCAAGCTTGCTTCAAGCATTCTGTCCAACTCATGTAAGCACCCTTAAGCTGAAATGCTCTGTGAGCCATATTCATCACTTCTCTCATCATATTCTTAAATGTAGTAGCCATAATCTTTCAATTTTAAACGTTAAACTTAAATTACTTACTTTGCAAGTCCGATGCTCTCACGCAAGAAGCTCTTGGCCTCATCGTTGTTCATATTGAGCTTAGTTGTTATCATATTCAACATTCTATCAACGTCCTTTTGGGTGTTTATCCTGTTGCTTACGAACTCTATCATAACGAACTTCTGAATCAAGTTTCTTCTTATCATTGAAGTAGTCATATTGCTATACCGTTTTACGAGTGCCGACTCGGAGGTGCAACCTCAACTAAATGAATAATGTAATTGTGACCTTTGTTTCTTAATCACGATGCAAAGATACTAAGTTTTATCCTAACTACCAAATATTTTATTAAGTTTTACCTTAACTTTAACCTTTGATTGCTGATTTAATATACAAATTAAGATATGTTTGCATTGTTAGGTTAAAAACTTAGTTTTTCATAATAAGTTTGGCAGTTTGCGAAAATATGTGTATCTTTGCAACATCAATAAATAAAGTTAGAACTTAATATATAATAAGGTATGGATATACGAGGCATAATTAAACGAAAAGGCTTTACGCTAACGTATGTAGCTGATAGGCTGACTAACAAAAAAGGTGGTAAGGGAGTATCTTTGCCATCCTTGATACAAACTATTGATGGGAATCCAACTGTCGCCAGTCTTCAGGAGATAGCAAGCATTATAGGTGTAACGCTTGCAGAACTAGTTTCCGAAGCTGATTGTTCAGATTTCATCGCCCTAATAAAACAAGGTGGTGAGTTGTATTCCGCATCGTCCATCGCTGAGGCTAGGGTCGTGCTGGACAAGCTGGAAAGTGTTAAGTAACGTGGGGTGTTCCCCACAAAGTTCAATAATTAAAAGTTTGGATCATGAAGAAGAAATTGATTATTGCCATCATCGCAGTATTCGTTTTGCTAGGTGGCGGCATTGGTGGATATGTGTACCATTCCAACCAAGTTAAGGATGAAAAAATGGCTAATTACAAGAAGGCGTTGTCTGATTATCGCTTCAATAGCAATAGACTAATATATTCTTTGGATTTCGTAGCAACGGATTTTGTTATTAATTGGAACTCAGCCATAATGAATAAAAAGGCTATGAACGCAAAGAATGAAATAGTTCCTTGCTCTGATTTTGAAGATGCCGTTTCTTCTCGATATGCCTTCTATGATAAGTATGGTGCATATAAGATTTTGGATAGTGTGTATGTATCATTAGGAAAGCATTTGGAAAAGATGCGTGTAAATTCTAATGAAGACCAGCAAAAAATCGTGGAAAGCTGTAGTGATGAATACAAGGAGTTGAATAATGCTATTGTTCTTGTAAAAAAGCCTTATGGCGCATTGGTGCAATATTCTAAACAGAAAGGAGACTTGTTCTTTAAACTTTATGCTTTTGATAGCGAATTGGCTAAAGTTTCCCCATTGGAAGAAGATAAGGGCGATGAGAGAACAAAAGCAATGAATATGGAATTATACGGAACGCATTTGTTTGTTACGGCTGACTTTGACAAAGAACCGCAAAAGGCAAAAAAGCAAAGTTATACGTTTAGTAACATTTCAACAAATTGGGTTTATTTGAAATGAGATATAAATAAGGTGTAATTTTAAAAATAAGTTTCTAAAAGAAAATAATGTTTAATAGAATAAAGAAACACACTAAATAATTTGCGTGTTTTAGAAATTATGCTTACCTTTGCAAACGAAATCAGAAATGGTTTTGTAGCTTCCATATTGCATTCTCTACATTAGCGATATTGGTAGCTACGTTTATACATAAGGCAATAGCTTTATAAGCTAGAAGTCATTAAATGAAGTGCAGTGTACAACAGAAAAGTGGTGTGAAGTGTAGTGGAGTGCGGTGAAGTCTAGTGTAGTAGGGTAAAGTGCAGTATGGTATAGTAAAGTATAGTACAGTATAGTGAGCCATCCTTCGGGGTGGCTCTTTTTGGTTAATTGTGGTTAATATAGCAAAAATGTTACCATAAAATTTGGCTATATAACAAAAAAGTTATATCTTTGCAATGTCTTAAGGACAAAAGAGTTCTTGTAACAATGAAGAAAAGCGAATTGATTAAGAGACTGAGAGAAGCGGGATGCTTCCTGTCTCGACAAGGTTCGGGACATGAAAAATGGACTAATCCTAAAACGGGAAAGTCTCAATTCGTGCCAAGACACGCTAGAGAGGTCGCCACAGGCACCGCTCATAGTATTCTAAGAGAATTGGTTGGGGAGTAATCCCCACCTTTCTCTCTTCATTGCTTAAAGGACTCTTTTTTTTGTTAAGAAGATAAACGAATATATATATGAAGAAGATTAAAGTTATTGTAGAACAAGCCAAGGATGGGTCTTTTTGGTGTCATACCGAAGATGGAATAGGTAAGGTTGGCTTAAACTCTTGTGGAGAAACTGTTGCCGCTGCGAAGCAAGATTTAATGGATTGTTTGGCGTTGGCAAAAGTGGATGCAAAAGAGAATGGAGAAGTGTTTCCTGACGTTGAATTTGAATACAAGTATGACTTGCAATCTTTCTTTAATTATTTCTCTTTCCTCAATGTGTCAGAGATTGCAAAACGAGCAGGTGTCAATCCTTCATTGATGCGTCAGTATAGTAAAGGCATAAAGCAAGCTGGCGAGAAAACTTATGAACGTTTGGCGCATTGCATGAATGAAATAAAAAAAGATTTGGTAGCCGCTACCTTTTAGGCGTGTGGCTTCATTGTTGCAATAGATAAAGAACTCAGAGCCTTCTGCATGTGAATGTGGAAGGCTCTTTTTTTGTACCCAACCTTAATCTTTGCACTTAAATTTTTTGTGAAATAGCACACATTAATTCTTTCGTTATTCCTTTGAATATTAGCTAATTTTGCCAATAAAACATAAAATATGGCAGAATTAAGATTCGATGTCAAAGCGAATTTCGAGGAGGTTACGAAACTTCGTTCCGAGTGTGAAAAGTTGAGGGCTGAGTTGTTGAAGACCAATAAGTCAACCGACCCAGCTATTGTTGCGGATTTGACGGAAAAATATGCGGATGCTAGCAATCGCTTAAAGGACTTGACACAAGCTGCTTCAAGAGCCGCTTACGTGATGTCTTCCGAGTTTAATAAGAAGATGCAAGCAGCCGCAAGGGAAGTTTATAGCTATGAACTTCAAATGCAAGCTACCAAAGACCGAATAGAGAAAATCCAACAGCAAATCACGAACAAGAGATTAACTCTTGGAGTTACAACGGATAAGTCATCCATAGATTCTTTACAGAAGAATATTGACTATTTAAAAGGCTCTTTGGCAGGTCAAACAGCTCAGTTGAAGAACTTAGAAGGGGGTGCTGTCGGTGCTCGTCAGACCTTGGAGAATATGCGGAATGAGTATGTTTTGTATGCAGGTTCAGCAAATCCGGCAAAAGAGGCAACAAATATGTTGACCGATAGCATGAGCCAAATGATAGAACGTATGAAGTCAGCTCCGACTGCTGGAGAAGGAATGACTAGTTTGTTCCAAAGAGTTACTGGCGATGCTCACATGCTTTCGGCAACATTACTTGGTGGCTTAGGATTTGAACAACTGGCAGGTAGTATCTTTAATACTCGTTCCCAATTCCAGCAACTTGAAATATCTTTCAATACCATGCTTGGTAGTGCGGATAAGTCTAAGCAATTGATGGACGAACTTATCCAAACGGCAGCTCATACACCTTTCGATATGTCCAGCATTACGGGTGGCGCAAAACAACTTTTGGCATACGGAACGGAAGCGAAAGATGTTAACAAAACCCTTGTCCAGCTTGGTGACATTGCTTCGGGCTTGAACATTCCGCTTGGAGACCTTGTTTATCTTTATGGAACGACCGTTTCGCAAGGAAGAATGTTCACAATGGATTTGCGTCAGTTCATGGGTAGAGGTGTCCCATTAGCAGAAGAATTGGGTAAAATCTTACACCAAAACACAACGGAGGTTCAAGAGTCTGTTTCCAAGGGTAAAGTGACATCAGACATCTTCAAGGAAGCTATCGCCAACATGACGCAAGCAGGTGGACGCTTCGGAGGCTTGATGGAGCAACAATCAAAGACGTTGGAGGGTCAGTGGAGTAACATTGGCGATTCCATCCAGCAAGCGTTCAACGAAATCGGCAAAAAATCCGAGGGCGTGTTCTCTAGTGGATTGTCAATTATTTCTGCTATGGTAGAGAATTGGCAAGAGGTAATAAAAGTTATTGGTGTAGCTACAATAGCTGTTGGTTCTTATCGTGCATCGTTAATGGCGGCTGCTTCTATTCGCAAAGCTGAGGAAGCGCAACAAGCCGATGATATGATGAAGGGAATTGATGCAGAAATCAAGCGTTTGCAAGACCTAGAGAACTCAAACTACAAGTCGCTGGGTAAGGACAAAAAGCAAGAGCGAGTAAGCAAACAACAAGACTTGGCAAGTATTGTTGGAGATACTGCTGTGTCCGATGACTTTGTAAAGGCAAGGTTAGATGCAGCCGAGCAAGAGGGCGTTATTTCGGCACAAATGCGTTCCCAACTAGAGACGAAACGTGAACTTTTACAGGCTCAGCAACAAGCAACAGCACAAAGCCAGATAGAACTTGATGAAGAAAAAAGAAAGACCGAGGAACTTCGTCAACAAAAAATAGAGTCTCTTAAAGATGATTTGAAGACTACTACGGAGAAAATATCAAATCTTGATGATAGGGATGTAGAGTTGGCTAGACAATATACATCAGCTTTGAATGATTTACAAGATGCCCAAGATGCATTTGCTGAGGCTCAAAAATTGGTTGAGGAAACTGCTGGTGGCGCAAACTTGGCTTTTGATGCAGAGGGTAATGCCGTGAATGCGCTAGAAGCAAAAGAACGTTTGGAAACGGCAACAAAACAAGTGAATGCTGCTCAAACAAAGATTTCGACCATTGAAAGCGAACGTAAGACGATTGCTCAAACAAAGGAGAATTTAAGTAAGCAACAGGCTACGATACAAAATAATATAAATACCATTTCTCAAACTTCTAATACCACTGCCAAGAAAGCCGGAATATTGGCGACAACAACAGCCACTATCAAAAATGCGCTTTATGCAGCAGGTACAAAGTATACGACTACGGTTGTCAATCTTTTTTCAAGTGCGGTAAGAAGTAGCGAAAAGGCTTTAAAAAGTATGTGGGCGGCAATGGCTGCTAATCCGATAGGTGCATTGATAACATTGGGAACAACTTTGTATTCCGTATTTTCTATGTTTGGAGACGAGACTGAAGAAATATCGGCAGATACAACACATTTTGGGGAAACAACAAGTTTGACCAGTAAAAAGGTTGAAACATTGATGAATGTGTTAAGAAATACAAATGAAAGTACTGATGCGCATAAAAAAGCAAAAGATGAACTTATTGAGGTATATGAACAATATGGAATAAAATGCGACAATGAAAAGGATAATTTGGAAACGTTGAAAAATAAGCATGACGCTTTTATTGCTTCTTTACAATTAGAAAATGCTGAACGAGAAAAAGCTAACGCTTTGATGTCTATATCTTCTCAATATGAGGAAGCAAGGAAAAACCTAGATAAGGATTTTTCTGATTCACTAGGTGGTAGTTGGCTTGATTTCGGACAACATATTGATAAAGAAGACATATCAGCTGTACAGATGATGTTTAATTCCCTTGTTTCTGATGATGTGTTGACTAAGATAGACTCTTTAAGGCAGAAAATGGATTCCGCAAAGAAAGGAACATTGGAATATGCTAATGCTGCACAAGAATACGATGCTGCTCTTCGCAACTTGTTAGTTCCTTTTGAGGAATGGGGTAAGAAGATGGGGTACAATAGTTTCGTGATGGCAAGTTTGCGAAGTTCGATATTAAAGCATATAGATAGTATAAACTCTTTGAATGAAAGTTACAAAAAGGCAGAGGACGCAATATATAAAGGAAGCACAGCAACTGTTGATTGGAATAACTCCCAAGCAAAGGCTCGTTGGATAGTTAACAAGAACAAGCAATCAATCCAAGAATTGGTAGAGCAAACTGATAATCTTATCAATTTATGGAATAAAGAATACGGGTTGAATTTAAAAATTCATTATGATGATTCGGAAATTCCAAATTGGATGAAATCTATGACAACGAAGGAGTTGCGAAATTTAATTTCAAGGAGAGAGGCGGATATTTTACAACAGGAAAATCACGAAAAGAAAACTGGGCATAAGTTGGTAACACGTTCAGGAGGTAAGTTTAGGTCAAGAACGGAAAACCAAACGGATGTCGCAATGGCGAAATCTATAATTCAATCACGTACACCAAAGAGTAGTACAACAACAAAATCAAATACAACCCATACTACTCCAAAGAAAACAGGTACAACGGATGACCCACAAGCAAGAGCGTATGAACGCAAGAAGGCTGAGGAGGACTATTCCAAGTCTATTTCATCCTATTCGGAGAAAGCTATCCAAGACATGACCAAGAACCGCATCAATGCGATGAATGAGGGTTATAGCAAGGAATTGGCTCAGATAACGGAGAATGCCGACAAGGAGAGAAAGGCGGTAGAAGATGGTATAGACAAATTGGTTGAGGCTAGGAAAAAACGTGACCAAGCTGTTTGGGTTAATTCTGGCAAGGGTCGTAAGGCTAATATGTGGAAACAGAGCAAAACCGATGAAGAGTATAAGAATGAGGTTTTGAATGAAACCATGAAGGATAGCAAGGGTAATCCGGTTAAGGTTAATGGCATGGAGATGACCATAGGCATGAGCGTTGCTAATCAGATGAATGCAATTCGGGATAAGGCGGTAAAGCAGAATGAGGATGTGCTTGCTAAAGAAGCGCAAAGCATGTACGATTATCTGAAGACTTATGGTACATTCCAGGAGCAGAAGTTAGCTATTGCTGCCGATTATGCTAAGAGGATTAGCGAGGTTGAAAACTCTACGGATTCGGACTCAAGCAAGCAATGGAAGATAAAGTCTTTGAAAGAAGAGCAGAAGAAAGAGACGGATTCGGTAGAGGCTAGTGCTATTATGCAGAAAATAGACTGGTATCAAGTCTTCGGAAATGTTGGTGGCATTATGAAGGATGCGCTTGTTCCTTTATTAGCAGATCTGGATAAGTTCGTAGGTACGGATAAGTTCCAAAATTTGGGTGCAGACCAGCAGAAGAGTATCGTTGATGCTATGCAGAATATCCGTAATTCGATTGGTAATACAAGTGATTTGGGTTGGAAAGACCTTGCAAGGGACGTTGTAGCTTATCAGGAGGCTCTGAAGAATGCGAAAATTGCACAAGAGGAATATACGGAAACGGAAACCGAGCTTATACCTCGAATTAAGGATTTGCAAAATCAGATAGCGAATGCGAAAAAATCGGGCAATGTCGCAGAGCAAGCTAGATTGCAAAATGATTTGAATAAAGTTCAAGGTCAGTTAGCGGAGTCCGGCAAGAAGATAGTTACGGCTAACACAAAGGTTCGTTCAAGTGGTCAGAAGTTGGCACAAACCACACAGAATGTAACGCAACCGATTTCTGCTATCCATGAGTTCCTTTCTACTTCTGGACTATCCGATTTGGCATCTCTTTGGGATAGTTTTGACCAACTTAAAGGTGGAATTGACGGATTGAAAGCTTTAAAGGAGGCTAAAAATGCGGCTGACGGACTGAAGGATATGGGTAAGGAAGCCGCAGACGCAGCCGCAGCCGCTGGCAAAAAAGCTGGTGATGCACTAAGTGAAGGATTGTCAAAAGCTGGACTAATAGGTCAAATCGTATCTGCCATCTTGAAGATACTTGATGTTTTGAAAGATGGTATTGGAACATTGATTAGTAGCTTGATTGATACAGTTCTGAATGCGGTCAACGGCATATTAAAGAATATTCTAAGTGGCGATTTTATAACTCAGATTGGAGGGTCTTTGGTAAGCGGCATTGGTAATATTCTCAATACAATATCGTTTGGTGGATTCAATAGTTTGTTTGGAGTAGGTGGAAACGCAAAAGAAGTAAACCGGACTATAGACAAATTGACGGCTAGGAATGAAATCTTGACGGATGCAATAGACAGATTACGTGACTCTATAGACAAGACTAGTGGTATCAAAGCCGTAGAAGACTCAGAAAAAGCTGAAAAACTTCAAAAGGAAAAAGAGCAAAACCTAAAGGACATCATGGTGGCGCAAATGGGTTATCATGGCTCTCATGGAAGTTTTAACCGTTATTTCCGAGGATTTTCGCAAGAGCAAATCAATAAGGTGTCTGAAGCGATAGGTAGACAATGGAATGGAAACCTAAGCGACATACGGTCTGCTGATGAAGCTAATGCGTTGTTGCAAAATCCTGATATTGTTAACAAGATTCAGAACACTGGTAAGGGAAATTATGGAGGAAGAGTCCTCGAAAAGTTGAAAGATTATGCGGCTGAGGCAGGAACATTAGAGGATATTGCTGATGACCTAGCAGAAAGCTTGACGCAAATATCTTTTGATAGTTTGAAGAGCGAGTTCATAGATACTTTGATGGATATGAATTCCTCTGCTCAGGACTTCTCTGATAATTTCTCCAAGATGCTTATGCAAGCCGTTCTGAAAGCTAAGGTAGATGATTTGTTGGGTAATGATATGCAAGCATTCTATGATGAGTGGACGGAGCGAGCTAAGGCAAATGGTGGTAAATTGTCTCAGACGGATATTAATGAATTGAAGGGAAGGTACGATGAAATGGTTCAAGAAGGACTGAAGATTAGAGATGAAGTAGCCGAAATCACGGGTTACAAGCAGTCTTATGAGCAGTCTGCGTCTTCCGGTTCTTTTGAATCAATGAGCCAAGATACAGGCGATGAGTTGAATGGTCGTTTTACAGCGGTACAGATTGCCACAGAAGGAACGTATGAGGAAACAAAGCTCATAAATACCAAGTTGGATGCTATTGCGGCTCGTGAAGGTGGCGCAGAGGGTAGCTTACTAACTGCTAGCGTGAATACTATAATGGGTAATGTAGGTAACATTTGGTTAGCTGTTGATGAGGGTAGGACTATCCTTGCACAAAGCTTAATGTACTTGCAGTCGATTGATGAGCGACAAGAGCGTTGGCATAAGCCTATGTTGCAAGCATTCAATGATATACACGAATTGAAAGATAAGATGAGTAGATTGTAAACTTAATTTGTGCCATGTTAAAGTAAGAGGGGAATGCGTGATGCACTCTCCTCTTTTTGGGGGTGAAAGTTTTTGTTTTTCACAATATAGATAAGTGTTGTTAAACTGAGTGTTAATTTTTGGTAGAGTGGAAAATAATAGTTATCTTTGTGGTCGAATTTCAAAACTTATAAGGACATGAAGATATTAGAACCGAGATATGAAATCCTATCCCAAGGTGAGGGCATGGATGGAGTTTATAAACAGATAGAGTTGTGCGGTCGTACATGTTATGCGTCAAGTATGAAGATTGATAAAGAAAGCGCAAAGCCTTTCGTTGAGCGTATGGTAAGCAGTAATCATCTTGCCATGTGTGAGCATGGAACGATTTACCTCCATGTTGCCTATGAAGAAGGATTTTTTGTACCGGAGTCTTTATTGGTCAAGCACTATCGTGAGAACAAATATTCAAAGGTGATGAAGATTGGCAGTGACTACTATATCACAACCAACTACAGAGTGATAGTTGAAAATAACTGGTTTGAGGATTTGGACTATATTTGCGAGCCTACGGAATGGCATGAGAAGCGAATAACAGTCCGTTTTACTACTCAGATTGCGGTAAGTAGAGAGGCTAACAGACATCGTGTAGATTCCGTAGCGGAACAAAGCACCCGATATTGCAACTATAGTAAAGATAAGTTCGGAGGCGAGATTGCTATCAACAAGCCAAAGTGGGTTAGCGAAAATGATGCGGTTAATCCATTGTCTTTTGATGGTGGAACATTTGTTGACCTATCAAAGAACATCGGTAGTTATGAACATTGGAGTCCGGTAGAAAAATGGTGGTTTGCAAATAGAGTATGCGAAATGATGTATTTGTCTTTGGTCAAGGATGATGGTCTTAAGCCACAGGATGCGAGAACAATACTTCCTCTTGATACCAACACGGAGTTGATTCATACCGCATTTGTGAGCGATTGGAAGCATTTCTTCGAGCTGAGAAGCCTTGGTACGACCGGAAAGCCTCATCCAGATATTGAGGTTTTGGCAACACCATTGATGAATGAGTTCAAGGAACGAGGTTTGATTTAAACGTTTATGAAGAAGAAAGCCAAGCAAATAGCCAAGGTGATGAGCAATGATTCTTTGGAGGTTGTTGCTCATATGATTGCTGATGAGGCAAAAGGTGTGCGCTACGAGGTGTATGCCGATGGTTCTAGTAAGAAAGAAAAGTGTGGTTGTGGCTGGCTTGTGCTTCATAAGGGAGTTATTATCAAAAGTGGGAAATATACTTTTATCACAGCTAAAGTGAACGATTCGGTGAGAGCCGAAATAAGGGCGGTTATTCATGCATTGGGTGATTGCCCTCTTTCATGTTCTGTTGATGTATATGTGGATTGCCAAGTAGCTATAGAGAGAATACAGGCATGCAAGTTAGGAGATTTGCAACCTATATATAATAAGGTAGCGAAAGACAAGACGATAAGATACCATTGGGTAAAGGCTCATAGAGGTAATATGTATAACGAAATGGTGGATTCTTTGGCTTTTTCTGCTACAGAAAGTTAATTTTGTATCTAAGCGTATAATAAGCGTTAAAAGATAAAAGAAATACATTAAATAATTTGCACATTTCAAATATTCTTTGTATCTTTGCATTGTAATTAAGAAACAAGGTTACTAATTTTAAAAAGGTGAGACACACCTTAAAAACTGTGATTCGTTATGAATACTAGATTGAGTAAGAAAGAAACAATGGTTTATGGCAATATCGAAGTGATGGCTGATGTAATTGGGGGTAACAAGTACTTTACATTTGCTGAGTTGTATGATTTCGATTTGGATAATACCAAGGATGAGTTGAAAGAAATCTTAAACTCTTTGACAGAGAAAGGCTACTTGAAGAGTTTTCACGATTTCTACGAAACTTATCGAGTTTTAAAGTAAGAACAATAAAGGGGATATAAATCCCCTTACAATATAAATTAGAGCGTGAGACACACGTAAAACTGTATTGAAACAATGAAAAAGGTATTCACAATTGAGAATGCATTAGCATTTTTGTTTGCTCTTGAAATAGTATCATTAATATTTTTTCTAGGATAGGGCTTATGCAGATTAAGTTTGGTAAGATAAAGTTTACTGCGGCTAAGTCCGAAAAAGGATGCCGCTTTGATGCTTGCTACAAAGGGGAGCATGTGGCTTTTGAGAGTGAAGACATGTCTTTGTATGATGATGTTTTTTCTGATAATAACAGAAGAGCAAAGGCTGCAAAGAGGGTGGTTTACGAGAACATTAAACACAAGTATTATGAGACCCATAGAGATTAGCGATTTCAAAGCTGCCGATGAATTTGTAGTTGAGGCAATGATGCAAGATGGCAAATTCAAGGTTATCGGCAAGGTTATTATTGATAATAATCTTCTGAATGATGATGATTTGGAAACCATCTGGGATTATGCCAACTGGGAGACGAATGGCTATGAAAAGATGGTTGTCTCTAATGGAGTGTACAAAGGCTTAAATGCATTTAGTGATGGTCGAATGTTCTATGTAATTACGGATGATGAGGTCGGAGTGGTAAACGACAATATCATGATACGTAAGCATTACGATGTCAACAATGGCTATTATATAAAGTCATCAAGGTTACACAAGGAGCAATCCAAGGATTTGTGGTGCTTTGGTAGTTGCGAGACCATAACTAACGAATATAAGTCAAACCCTTTTATATGTGGTAAGTGATGGCAAAAAAGATTAATCATATTAAACCTTCCTTCATTGAAGGCGGTGAAGTCTGGCATGATATTGATAAGTTCCCGATGCTAGACCATACAATTCTAGTAGAGTTGCTGGAAAAAGGCTCTGACGTATTGATTTACCAGACGCAAAATGTATGTATTGAGCGTGTGGATAGGTTCATACCTACGAAGTCTTTTGTTCCGAAGCGTTGGGCGTATGCGATAGACTTAGCTCAATGCAAGCAACTTGAAGGATGAAAACAAAATACAAAACTAAGAATAAGCATATGGAAGAATCAAGAGGTGTTTACACATTACCAGTCTTGTATAATGAGCAAAGTGGTACAAACGAAGGTGTATGTGTAAGAAAAGAACTTGGAGTAGTTGTTGCAATCGACAATGAAGATGAGTTTAAAGGTGTTTTTTCAAAGGATGGTGAGGTTGATGTATTCAAGCAGTTACTATCACAAGAAGTGTATCGTTACTATACAGAGCACAACGCATTCCCTACTGGGCCTTTGGTTTCTTACAAGATGGATGGCGACATCATCTTTGATTACGTTGAAGTAACTATTGGAAAAATGTATGGCGGTTATGTTTATGTTGTTCATTACAACTTTGCAAGCACCGCATCATGATAAACAAGATTGATTATGACAGTAGTAAGAGATAGAATTAAAATTGCAGCTCAGATTGAAGTCTTGGAGGACATTGCTATTGACTATAGGGGAAAGACAATAGACAATATCATTCAACAGCTAGAAGCAAGGTTGAGTGCGTTGAAGTAAGTTCAAATTTTTGAAGTTGAAAGACTATGAGTGGTGGACGTTTTGATTATGCTCAGTATAGGATTGCTGACATATACACAAAGATAGAAGATTATGTTGATGGTCATCCATTGGATGAGGAAGATGAAAGATGCTTTCTCGAAGACCGATGGCTAGAGGAGGAAGAAGACAAGTATGTTAGAAAGCATCATCATACGATGCCTAACAGATATGGCTTATCTAAAGAGACTATCAAGGAATTCAAGAAGGGTATTGAGCTTCTGAAGAAGGCTCAGGTTTATGCCCAAAGAATAGACTGGCTTCTTTCCGGTGATGATGGAGAAGATAATTTCCATCTACGTTTGAAAGAGGATTTGGCAAATCTTAAAAGTAAGAAAGGATAGATTATGAGTTGGAATTATCGTTTAGATACACCTATGATGCAATTAGCTGAAGAGGTGAATAAGAAATATGATACCGATGCTGGTAAGATGCTTCTTTGCACTTATCTCTTTATGGTATCAAGTGAAGAGGTCAAGGACAAGCAAGCTTTCTTTGATTGGGTAGAAGAATTGAGTAAGTCTAGCAAGTGTGATGCGGTAAGGGAGTACGTGGAAATCAAGGACAAAGCCGATTGGCTGCATGGTGGATTCTGTAAGCCGATTTACCGCCACTACAAGGGTAATTTCTATGAGTATCTTGGAGAGGTTACTGATAGCGAGACTTCTGAGGTAAAGGTTGCGTATCAAGCAGTGTGCGGACAGCATGAAGTTTGGGTGCGACCAAAGGAAATGTTCTTTGGTAATGTTGAGGTAGATGGTAAGCTAGTTCCTCGATTTGAGAAGGTAGATTTAAAAGACTTAGAGAAACAAGCCGAGATCAATGGACAGAAGAAAGATTAAGAGTTTGCTAGGTCTAGCAATCTTGCGAGTGAATGAAGTCGTACCGGATTTCGAAGACTTGAATAAGGTTCTTCCTTTGCTTAGACAGGCAATTGATGAATTAGATAAGTCTGATTCGGGTTCAGTTTAAAAAGGGTGGAAAATGGCAAATAAGCAGACGATAAAACCAAAGGTAGTTCCTTTTGAGATAGCCAAGCTTCTGAAGGAGGTTGGCTACGATGAGAAGATAGCCGAATTTTGGGCTTATGCTAGTCCTTGGACAGCAAAGGGTGGTATTCGTAAGGGTGGAAAATATAATGAGCATTACGGCAGTTATATCGCTTATTCAAATTCCGAGTGGGAGAAATCCAATATTGAGTTTTCTGCTGCCTTAAAGTTGAATAGTAAGCATCCGGCAATATCCGCTCCAAGCTATGATATGGTGTTAGATTGGCTTTTAGAGCATTTCGGTTACTGCATTTGTGTTGCAAACATTTCGAAAGGTAAGTTCTGTTGGCAAACTACATCATGGTGTGTAGAGGAAGGCTTGTGTCATACGGATGGTAAGGAATATTCCAGTAGATACAAGGCAATGGATGCCGCTTTCAAGAGTATCTTAAAGGCTCGCATTGAGAATAAAGATAACGAGGTAATCAAAAGACTTTTGGAGGAAATACAAGATGGAAAGAATTTATGATACTTTTGTACACGCAATAATGATGAAGTTAGAAGCTCGTTTATGTACTGAACTCGAATGTGTTTATAAGAATATAACAAACAAGATTGTTGAGAAGAAAGGTAAACTTACCAACGAAGACGTAATTGAGTTTCAGAAAAAACTACAAGAAGTGTACGACAGGAATGCTGCTATTCGTGAAGAGGTTACTGACATTAAAGATTCCAAGAAATGTATCTTAACTAAAGAAGCATGTGAAGAGTTAATAAAGCGACTTTGCGTGATTAATATAAAAGAAGATGAACAAGCAAAGAATGATAGAGTGGATAGCCACTTGTGATACAGGTGTCTCTTCAATGACTATGTGGAGTGCATTGATGGGGGTAAAACGAAAGAAAGATTTGGATATTCCTAAAGACAATAGTGACTTCCGTAGATGCTATGATATGGTAGAATACGGACACGTAACCTTGGATGAGCTACAAGTTGTAAAGAAGCAATATCCTTGGTTTGCTCCTGTTGTTGACAATTGGAAGGAATTGTCTCTTTTGTTTGAGGAAGAGTTGGACAAACGTTTGTATATACGAATCCGTCAGCTTTGCAAAGAGTCAGATGCTATCCGGTATGAGGTAAAGGGAGGACTTTATTATGAAAGGGGTTTTTGGTATAATGTTTAATTATTTAAAAGATAGAAAGAATGAATAAAGACAAATTAAAGGTCAGCTTTGAGATTGACCGCTACAAGGTAATTGGTATGCTTTCACGTAATTGTGAGAATGCTGAAGAGTACAACGAGATTATGGATATTCTTGAAGGCAAGAATGAGTTTGTGCGTGATGCGAATGGTAACGAGGAACTTGCAAGCCGCATTTGCAATTATGCTTTAGACTCTATCTTGGTTGAGAATCCAGATTTGGCTCTCCGTAAGCGTTTGGATAAGGAACAGAAAGGCGATGATGCTCCTGATGGAATTTCAAATGTTATCGAAATCAAAGGTGATGACGCAAAGAAACTTGTAGAAACTCTTTGTGGCATTCTCTACAAGGGTAAGTGATGTAAAATTCATCAAAAGAATATAAATAAACACTAAAACACTTGCAAGTATAAGAAAAAATGCTTATCTTTGCATCGTGTTTGAAACAGATGGCCTTCTGAGAGGTCGCTTCTACCATAAGTCAAGACTTAGGAGTTTACGGCATGGTTTCCACATTACCCAGTCCAGCTAGACTATAACAAGCAACTCTTATTAGGGTGAGAGACCCTAGTTGCTGCATTAGACAAGTGGTTAAGTCGCCAGCTTTTCACGCTGGTATTCAAAGGTTCGAATCCTTTATGCAGTACATACAAAATTGCCCTATGGTGTAATGGCAACACTACAGTTTTTGGTTCTGTCATTAGTGGTTCGAATCCGCTTGGGGCAACAAGGTGGAATTGGTATATGTTCCACAAAAGGTGCGATATTCAAGCGGTTAAAGAAGATAGACTGTAAATCTATTCCCATTGTGGGTTCGGTGAGTTCAAATCTCCCTTGCACCACGAGAACTTTTGTCATAATACGAGGAATGTAGCTCAGTAGTAGAGCACTTGGCTTGGTAACTAAGGGGGCGTTGGTGCAAATCCAATCATTCCTTTACGCTTTTGTAGCTCAGTGGCAGAGCATAGGATTTTTAATCCTAGGGTCGAAGGTTCGAATCCTTCCGTTGGCACAATGATACACAAGAAGAGAGTCGTGATGTTTGTTCTGTTGGAATCTCGGACATCTGTCAACGGGTAACGTAGGAAGCAGATGGAGTGAATAAAGTTGTGAATAAGCTTATGAACTAGGGGAACAAGCGGAATGGCTCTCTTTTGCGCTTCATTTGATGGTTTAACGAAAAATTGAAGAATATGAAAAGTCCGTTAAGAATGGCAGTTGCTTTAGAAAAGAACAACAAGGTATATCCAAAAGATGTACGGAAGTTCTTGCTGGGATTGTACGCCACGCTGCATTTGACAGATAACGCAACGGCTAAAGATATGGAAAAGCTGGTATATTATGCTTTTCGGAATGGTTACCTACTAGGTGTTAAGTCTGAAGGAGGTGATGACCAAAAAGCGTATGACAGACTACCGGATTTGGGAGTAGAAGAAGATATTGGTGATGATTTAAAAAGATAGTCGATAAAAATTGGTAATTAGTTAGTAAAGTTTTTTAGGCTTTGGTGTGTGAACATCGAAGCCTTTTACATATATAATAAGGTAAAATAAAAGCTGAAATGTTAACAAGACCCACATATTAGTTACGAAAGGTTAAAATACGAAAGAAAAACATTAAAAAACTTGCATGTTTCAAAACTTATTCGTATCTTTGCATCGTCAATCAAGATAAGTTGGTTGATTTGCCGAGTGACAAGTTTCACTCAATAAGGTGAGAGCGACACCAAGGGGTAAGACCCGAAACAACTAGCACAATTGATTATGTCTAAGCAGACTGGTTTTTCATTCGCAAGTTCAAAGAAGTCATTAATCGAGACTATTGACGAAATCAAGAAGTCAAAGATGCCTCGCAACGAAAAGATTGTTGCATTGAAGGCTTGCGGTCTTCGTGAGAAAGAAATCTCCGATATGTTGAAGGTTTGTGTGCCAAGCGGTTCAACTTCAACGAGATTCGTTTATACATTCGGTGTTGAGATAGAATGTGTTCATGCCGAGCGCAATGCCTTGATAGAGGCAGGTCGTCAGAATGGTGTTGATATTCATTCTGAGGGCTATAACCACACCGACAACAAGAGTTATTTCAAGATTGTTAGTGATTCTTCAGTTGGTGGTGATATAGACCCTAACGAGGTTGTAAGTCCGGTATTGAATGGCAATACAAATGGTATGGCAACCTTAAAGAAGGCTATCAAGTCTTTGGATGCCGTAGGTGCAAGAGTAAATTCTACTTGTGGTCTTCACGTTCATATTGGTGCAGCAAAGTTGACAGGTGAGCAGTATGTTAACGTCTTCAAGAATTATCAGAAACTTGAAAGATTGATTGATAGTTTTATGGCTCCTTCACGAAGAGGTAATTGCCGTTGGGCAGCCAGCTTGCTTGACAAAGATTTCTCTAATTGCCGTGGCAATTACGATATTAGACGTACTGTATTTCATGGAGACAGATATTACAAGGTCAATGCAGAGAGTTTTGCACGTCACAAGACTATCGAATTTCGTCAGCATCAAGGTTCAACCAATTACAAAAAGATTGAAATGTGGGTTAAGTTCTGCGCAAAACTTGTCGGTTGGTCTCGCAATAATGTCTTTGCTAGTGAGGTTATGAATATCGAAGATATACCTTTCTTGAATAAAGAAGAGAAGGCTTTCTTCCAGAGTCGTAAGGATGCATTTGCAACCAATAACGATTAATTAATGTAGTCCTAGGGTAAAAGCCCTAGGACACAAAGAAATCAAAGTATTATTAAGAAAAAGAAAGGGTAAAGATATGTGTGTTATTATTGTATGTCCGAAAGGTGTTGCTTTGCCATCTGTAGATGAGCTAAAGGCTGCGTATATGAGAAATCCAGATGGTTGCGGTTTTGTGAGCGAGTCTGACCATTACAAGAGTTTGCATTTCTCTACATTTATCCGTAGATTGATGAAGCGAGATATAAATGAGAATGTAATCATACATTTCAGATTTGCTACACATGGTTCTGTCTGTGTCAAGAATTGCCATCCATTCTACAAGGCAGGTTATTGGTTCGCACATAATGGAGTGCTCCCGATTTGCTCCGAGCATGATAAAACAGATAGTCAAATTTGTTTTGAACGTTTCATTTATCCTACTATCAAGAAATATGGTTGGGGTTCTGATGAACATATGAAAGAAATGAACAAATGGACAGCTCATGGTTCTAAGTTTGCAATGTTGCATAATGGTGAGATTGTGAAGTCCGGTAAATTCATAGAGCGTGATGGGCGGTTCTATTCTAATTTGAATCATTTGGGTTATATGAGAAATGTTATAAACTTTTAGAAGATTAATGTTTAGGTTCTTTTTATTCGACAAGCGTCAGATGTCCGTGAGGATATTTGGCGTTTTTTTTGTTATATAAGGAGTTCTGTTTTGTGTAGCTATTAATTATTCGTTTATGTGATGAAATAGCCTTAAATCGCTTAGAAATGCCGTTATTACTCACTTTTGCTTAAAAGTGAGATACTTGCAAATGATTTAGTGCATTTATTATTCTTTTCGTATTATCTTTGCACTAGTTTTAACAAATATATCGAAAGAATGAAAGATAAAATTTTCCAGTTACTAAAACAAGAGTATAAGTCTCTTGGGTTAGGTGATGAAGTTCTTCAGGCACATGCCGAAATGCTTGATAAGATGGGGCTTGTTACTGATGACAACATCGAGACAGTGGTTGCTAGTCAAAAGAGTTTTTTGGAGTCCTTGCAAAAGGACAATGACCGCAGAGTTACCGATGCCAAGAAAAAGTTCGAGGAGGCACAGAAGGCTAAAGAAGATGCTGAACGCAAGGCTGCTGAAGAAGAAGCCAAGAAGAAAGCTGACGAAGAAGCCAAGAAAGCCGCTGAAGAAGCCGAAAAGAAACGCTTGGAGGAATTGGCAAAGAAAAACGAAATGCCGGATTATCTCAAAAAATACTTTGAAGAGCAAGCAGCAGAGAAGAAAGCTTCAGATGAAGCAAGAACCAAGGAACGTGAAGAGTTCAAGAAACTCGTTGAGACCTTGACTCAGAAGAACACAGACCAAGCCAAGACTTACAACGAACAGATGGAGACGCAAAGCAAGACCATTAAGGAATTGCAAGAAACTATCCAAAAGCAAGCTGAGGAGGCTAAGGCTAAGGAAGAGGCTGCTGCGAAGGCAAAGGCAAAGGCAGACCACGATGCGAAGATTTTATCAAAGGCTAAGGAGTTGGGCATTCCCGAAAGTCGTATCAACGAGGGTTTCACCTTGAGCGATGATGCTACAGATGAAGCTATCGAAACATACCTCTCCAAGGTAGCGAACAACTACAAGGCGTTGCAACAACCACAATTCGGGGGCAGCTATCGTGCTAGCGAGGGCGAGCCAACAAAGGAGGACGTTGACAATGTAGCCGCATCATTAGTTCAGTCACTTTAAAAATTGAAAAACATGAATCAGGAATTGAAGACTACAAAAAAGCAAATTGTCTTTGGTGAGGATTCCGTCATTATCCAGAAATGGGAAGGCGACATCAAGGGCGGTCGTGCTTTGGATTGGACAGGCGTAAAAGATGAAGTTATTTACGCAGGTCGTGTTATCGTGACAGATGGTAAGGGAACTTACAAGCCATTGCCTATTGAAACAGACAATTATAAGGCTTTGGGTACTGCCAGTGACCCATTGGAGCATTACAAGTATGCGGGTGTTCTCTATCGTTCCATTCTGAACGGTGAGCCAGCGGCAATTATGACTGCTGGACAAGTTAACAAGGTAGCAGCTAAGGCTGCAAATGGTGCAGACTTTCCGGATGCGTTCCTTACAGCTATGCCAAAGATTGCTTTGGTTAGCGATGAGGATGCAAACAAGTTCGATGAGTCTGATGCAACAATGGACAAAGACTAAAAGAAGGAGGATAACAGATGGAAAAATCACTTTATTTTCAGTTGGTCAATAAATACTTCCCACAACTTGTTGCAAGTGTAGTAGAGAAGTTGAACGGCAAGAATCAGACTGCATTGACCTATATGTACCGAGACCACTTGACTAACACATATAGTCAGGACGGACGCTGGGCATCAATTACTGCGGAATACACACGAGTTGCTGCTGATGTTGTATCAATGGATGCAGAACTTCCATTGAAGAGCCGTGATAAGGTTTCAACCGCTGAGGGTCAAATCCCAAAGGTTGGTATGAAGCTTTACATGTCAGAGAAGCAGCTTAAGGATTTGGATAACATGATTGCGCAACGTTTGCCTCAGCCACAGATTTTGCGTAACTTGTTTGCAGACCTTCCTCGTTGTATTCAGGCGGTTTACGAGCGTATTGAAGATATGTTCCTCAGTGAGCTGTCAACAGGTGTAGCTTTGGCGACTCGTTCCGGTGGTACTGGTGTCCGAGTTGATGTAGGTTTTGCCGAGAAGAACAAGTTCGGTCACGGTGCTAAGGCTTGGGACGCAGAGGATGCAACCCCACTTGATGACATCCAATTGGTTTACGACAAGGCGATGGACGACCAAAACACCATCACTACTTGTTATCTTGATGATTACACAATCAAGTTGCTTGGCAAGAACAAGCAGGTTCGTGCTCAGTTTGCCTTCAATCAAGGCATTGCACTTAGTGGGGATAACAGCAACATTCCTATTTTGAGCTTTGAGCAGATTGCGTCTATCTTTAGAAATAAGTGGCAGACCAACTTGGTACGTGTAGCCCGTACAATCAAGACCGAGATTAACGGCAAGAAGGGAACACACAACCCTTGGGCTAAGGGTCACATGACCTTTACATGCTATGATAACCTTGGTGATTTGTTCTGGACTAACGTAGCCGAAGCTACAAGACCAGTTGCAGGTGTTACTTATCAGTCAGCCGATGAGTATATCTTGGCTAGCCGTTATTCTACTAACGACCCACTCCGTGAGTTCACTAGCTCACAAGCAATGGTTGTTCCTATCTTGAATAACGTTGATGCCATCTACTCTTTGGACTCAACACAAGCGGTAGGTTAGGCTTATGAGAGGTGAGGTAATTAGTCCGTTCCGTGATAAGTTCCATTTTAACACCATCTATGAAGTTGGTGCAATCTTGGACTTTGACGAAGAACGCATGAACTCCCTTATCGAACGTAAGCTTTGCAAGATGTTGGAGGTGCAGGATGATAACCATTCTGCACCTCTAAAAGACGATAAGGAAATTAAAGATACTCCTAAAAAGGAAGTCTTGAATGATGGAAAAGAAAATCCTGTAAAGGAAGAAGAAAAGAAGTCAGAAGAGACACCTAAGAAGGAAGTTTTGAAGGAGAAGAAGGAGAGCAAGCCTAAAAAGGAGAAAACCTCAAAAAAGGATGCTGCCGAGTCAACCGAAGAGAATTCCCAAAAGGAGAATGTAGAAGAAGAACTTGACGAAAAGACTAAGAGCGAGCAGGAGGCTGCAAAGAAAATCGCTGAGGCTATGAGTCAGGCTCAGAAATAAGGATGTCACATGAAGATAAGAGAATACATTTCGCAGAAGTTGCGTGCTTGGAACATTACCGATGCCCAATTGGAAGATATATCGTCAGGTATAGACCTTGACGAAGAATATACGTCTGATAATTCCCAGGTTGTAGGCAAGGCGATGATTTCCGTAATCGAGGAACTTATGCTTGCCCCATATATGAGCAATGTGAATGAAAATGGATTCTCTGTCTCTTGGGACTACTCTAGGATAGGACAATACTATATGTGGCTTTGCCGAAAATATGGTGTTGCTCCGGATAATGAAGTGGTGGCAGCTTTAGGGCTTTCCACTATCACGGATAAGTCTGATATTTGGTAAATGTCTAGGTTATGTTATATTCCCCTCATATATTAAAGAAGAAGTTCGTGAATAAGGTTGTCAACAAGTACAACGAGGTCATTGGCTCTTCTGAGGAATGGAAAGAAATGGGGCGTTGTCGGTGCGATGACAACTCTACCGAGCATTTCACTACCGAGAATGGTAGCATATATACACCGAAATATCATATTGTTTGTGACAAGTGCCAGATTTCCGAAGGTGATGAAGTCAAGGTCTATTCCGATGATGGAAGCTACCGAGGAGGTGGAAAGGTCTATAATGCCCCTAAGTGCAATTATCTTGGTTATATGAGTATCTATGTCTGATGTTATAAAGGATGAGATAGACGCTTTCTTTGCACAGGGAGAAAGGGAAGTAGATGAATTTCTTGATAGGTTAGGTAAAACTGCTGTTGAGTTTGATAAGACTAACGGAAACTACCGAAACCGCACAGGTAATCTCAGAAGGTCTAACTATAGTAATGTACATGACCACACCTTGACCCTTGGCAACAAAGCGGAATATGCGTCTGATGTTTCCTCTAGGGGGTATGATGTTATAGATTCGGGTATTCAGTATATCAAGAAAGAAATCGAAGATATGCGATGATAACAGAAATAGATGCTGGTCATGTAATCTATGATGACTTGGAACTTATGGGATTGGAACGAAGACTGAAAGGACATCTGATAAAGGGTGGACTTGAAGGAGAAAGACCTATGGTCGGTGAGAAGATTCCTGATGAAGGCATGATAGTAATCATTCCTAAGCGCATGAGTGCAGATAAGACATATTTCAACGATTGTACTATAGAGGTAAACATATTGCTCAAAGATATAGAGGGCGAGGCTAATCCTCAATTGAACGAGCTTTTAAAGAAGGCTATTCAAACCCTGTCCGACAATGAGGTCGGAAAAGTTGAGGATGTATGGTATCGTTATTCTATCCGCTCCCACGGCATAGAGCAAGAGAGTAGGTTGAGTTGCCATTACGCAAACATTACTATTGATTTTGAAACATTAAACGTAACATAAGATGAAACCATTTATTGGAATCAAGAGAATTTGGTATGGTGCTCCTCTTACCGAGGCAAATACACCTGCTAAGTTGGCTGCATGGTTGAAAACCGCTACAGAGGTTAAGAACAGCCATGAGGGAACATGGGGATATTCTCAGGATGACCCTAGTGTTACCGAGTACAAGAACGAGCTGAACGGACAGGTTTACTATCGTGACAAGACCGATGAGGGTGCTAAGACAATTACATTCTCTATTGGTGTCTTTTCATGGAAGAACAAGGTAGACTTGCAGGGTGGCAAGATGTATGATGCAACAGGCGCAGAGACCACAACGGAGACAGACGCAGTAGGTTGGTCTTCTAGCCAAGATTTGGCAAACATTAACAAGTGTATTGTTGCTCAGACCAAAACAGGAAACTACATCGTTTTCTCAAATGCGGCTATCGTAGCCAAGGGAGACCAGCAGGACAAGAATATCACTTTGGGTATTTCTGCCGTTGCTATGGAAAGTGAGACCGATGGTGTGGCTGGCGAGTACCAATGGGAAGGTTCTGCGGTTGTGGAACAGGGATAAGAAGACATAGGCAACAAATGATAGAGGGGGATGGTGTTAAAGCCGTTCCCCTTTTTTAATATTCAGAACCATGAGTAAGGCAAGTAAATTAGTTGCGGATGCAATTCTTGGAGAGGACTCCGTAACAATAATGGTGAATGGAAAGACTTATTGTATTTCACCACCTACAATTATAAAATTGGTCAAGGCGGCTAAATACCTTAATAGTTTTGAAGAGGGCAAGACCTTAGCGGAAGTCTTAGGCATGCTTAAGAATTTGTATGATGCTTGTAAGGCGTTGTCCATATTCATACAAGGCGATGAATCCATTAGTGATGAATTATCTAAAGGAACGTTTGAAGAGGTTGTCAATGGCTTACAAACGGCTTATTCCTTAATCTCTATAAAGGATTTTCAGACGCTATCAATTTTGGCGAAGAGTGCGGCAAGGATGATAGCAAAACCACGACCATAGGTAACGATACACTCTTAGGGCAGATTGCATCTTTTATGGATAGTCTGCACTTATCTTACCAAGAAGTCGTGAAAGAGATACCTTATAGAAATTTATTACTGATGGCAAAAGACAAGCAAAGAGTAGCATGTGGTGATGTAATGTATGAGGTAACGGAAGAAGAATTTGGAATGAACTTCAAAAAAGGATAAGTTTAAAATAATGCAAATAAAACATTAAAAGCACTAAAACATATGCAAGTTAGCGAGATATTATTTATCTTTGCAAGCGCAGAACAAAAAAGGATAAAATGGCGATTTAAGAAATTGATAAGATATTAGAGACACGAAACCCGATGGACTATACCGAAAGGCAGTCCGAGTCACTATTCCTTTGACTTTGCAATCGGTAGTTTCGTGTTTTTGTTTTTAAGATAAGATGCAAGACGTAAGGTTAATATTCGAGATACTGGTTTCTATGTTGCTTTGCGTTTGTCTCATATTGCTTGCTGTAAGTAGATATAGGCAAAAGAAAAAGCGTGAAGAACCAGAGCGAAAGGAAATGGACTTGATAGACTTCTTTTCTTTGGGAGGAGTTGCCTATTATTGGAACAAAGGTGGTAAGCAGCAGAAATGCTACACATATGAAGAATTTCTGAAAATCAAGGCTGACTACGTGGAGCTTTGGTTGAATCAGAATAGATATATTTTTAACTCTCAATTAGATAGCGATGATATATAAAGTATATGTTTTGTTGCCGACAATAGTTGTATCAGATGGTATTGTTGGTATAGCTTGGCTGGGAAAGGTTTTTAGCTGGCGATATGGAAAGAACAAGAAAAAGAGCAAGAATGTGTCCTTAATGATAGGATATAACACAGGAATGTCTCTTAAGTCAAAAATAGACGATAACGCTGCAGATGATTATTTAAGACGCATTGCCGAAGAAAACAGAATCTAAATTCAAGGGGTAGAGTCCCTTTTTTACAACCATATTACTTGTGGTTATTTTTATACATCGGTTTTTATTAACGATTGTTTTTTTATGGTAGATAAATGTATAAAAACGAGCACAAGTTCCCTTATAGATGGACTAAAAAAGATGCTAATTTCACAAAAGACAAAGGTAAGGTGATGTCTTGCTTTTGTTGTGGAGGAGGTAGTTCCTTTGGATATAAGCTAGCTGGCTACGATGTTGTAGCCTGTAATGAGATAGACCCAAAGGTTATGAAGATGTACTTGAAGAATCACGATGTCAAGTATGCTTTCAATTGTGATATTCGTGAGTTGATTGCCAATATCAATATGGGGGGGCGTATTATGAAAGAAGAGCTTCATAATTTGGATATACTGGATGCTAGTTTTCCTTGTTCGGTATTCAGTATTGCAGGTGACCGCCAAAAGGCTTGGGGAAAGGAAAAAGTATTCCGAGAAGGTCAGAAGGCGCAAAGGCTTGACGATTTAGCTTTCTACTCAATCGACCTCGCTAAAGAACTAAAGCCAAAGGTAGTAGTTTTTGAGAATGTTCAAGGTTTATTGCAAGGTGAAGCCATCGAGTACGTAAAGGAGATTTATAGACAGATGGATGATGCCGGATATATCTTGCAGCATTGGCTTCTCAATGCACGTAACATGGGTGTTCCTCAAAACAGACCTAGGGTCTTCTTTATTGGGTTACGTAAAGACCTTTGCGAGCCGTTTATGGTTCAAAAGGATTTGTTCGAGCGAGTGCCTAAGATAGATATGGACTTCAACGAGAAAGAAATTGTCTTGGATGAGTTTTCTGACTATTGTGGAAGGCAAATACCTAAAGGAATGATGAAGTATTGGGAGCATAGAAATGAGAAAGATAATTCTATCGGTGATATTGTCAAGCGGATGGATAATCGTCTTTCTATGTTCAATAACATGTTTCTCAAAAAGAACAAGGTATGCAATACCATATCAGCAATGGAGGATAGACTTGTGTATTATGATAATCCAAGTTATCTTTCAGCACATGATACGATTTTAGCATCAACATTTCCGATGGATTATGACTTTAATGGCATGAAACCTTGGTTTGCTTGCGGAATGTGTGTTCCTCCTGTTATGATGGCTAATGTAGCTACAAGAATCTGGGATTGTTGGTTATCAAAGATTAAAAAGGAGGAATGCGCATGATAACAGCAAGTATGACTTCGGGTGAGATGCGTAGAGTACGAAACTTAGATGAAACAAGAATCTATGAGTTTCAGATGCGAAAAGCTAATGAGCTTAAACGTGAAATGAAAAGACAGAAAGTTAGGCAAATAACAAAGACCTTTGAGTTTGCTACACCAAATGCCGATTATTTCATAGTGGTAGGTGTAAAACATGGTGATGTCTTTGCTTCCGGTGTATTCATTTATCTGAAGGAGACTAACGAGTATCTTCCTATGAGCAGAAATGAAGGATATAGCGAGGATTGTTTTGCTATGAGCGTTCATTTTATGAAGAGGTTTGCTGAAAGGTTTTTGAAAAAGGATTTACCGATAGCAAAGATATTACAAAAGATATATACATCGTTTACAGGTGCGATTCAGCTTTATGGCGATGACAAGACTAAAAGGGTGGTGTTTGCTATTCCTGAAGGTCTGATACTCACCGAGTATGATCAAGATAAGCATATTATACACTACAAAACCTTTGTAAGCATGGATATGCTAAAGAAGACACAGAAGCGAAGTTACGAGAAGATAAGTGCATTTCTCATGGAGTCTTGTCAGCAAATAGCTAAAGCAAGAGAAACCGGAAATGACGAAAGGCTGTGCGTTGTGTACAGAAGGTTTTACAATGATATTGATTTGCTAGATACGAAGGAGGCACAAGCCATATATTCAAGTTTCTTTGAAAAAGGAGGTAACAATGAAAGATAAATGTATAACAAGGTTTCTTGGTGATATAAAGCCTATAAAGAATTACGAAAGGTATTATGTTAGCAAGCTGGGACATGTTTTTACTATTGGGAGAACGTCTCAATTAAAGGAAATCGTACCTTGCAAGACACCAAAAGGTTATCTGAAGGTATGGCTTTACAAGAATGGAAAGCGCAAGATGTTTTATATCCATCGTTTGGTAGCTCAGGCTTTCTTGGAGAATCCAGAAGCGTTGCCGATGGTGAATCATAAGGATTTCGACAAGACGAATAACGATGTAGACAACTTGGAGTATTGCACCGCAAGATACAATGTGATTTATTCTGCTATAGCAAAGAAAACCTCTTCCGAATACTTGGGTGTGACTTGGAATAAGAGTGTAAGAAAATGGCAAGCGCAGTATCAGATAGGTAAAAAGAAAATATATATAGGTTGCTTTGATACGCAAGAAGAGGCTCATGAAGCTTATGTTAACGCTATAAAAGAGATTTGATATGCTTGAATTTGATAGAATATACAATTCCGACTGCATAGAAGGAATGAAACAAATAGAGAGCGGGAAAGTAGATTTAATTGTTACTGACCCACCATATTGTATCTCCTATAAGACCGGATGGAGAGCAGACGACCATCGTTTCTCTAAGAAAATACTCAATGACGATAATGAGCAATTGATTATTGATTATATGAGCGAATGCTACCGAATTTTGAAGGATGATAGTGCTGCTTATATCTTCTGTAGTGCCAAGACCTTGGACTTTTTTATGCAACAAGCGAGGCACGCAGGGTTTACCATTAAGAATGTGCTCATTTGGCGAAAGAACAACCATACGGCTGGAGATTTAGAGGCGCAATATGGTCAATGTTACGAGCCAATCTTGTATTTGAATAAAGGCAGACGAACCATAAATGGCAAGCGTTTGGAGGACGTATGGGACTTTGATAGAGTTCCATCAGATAAATTGGTACATCAGAACGAGAAGCCAATCCCCTTGCTTATGCAATGCATTTTGAAATCATCGGACGAAGGCGACTTGGTGTTTGATGGTTTTATTGGTTCAGCAAGTACAGCTTTGGCGTGTTTGAGAACGAACAGGAAGTTCATCGGTTTTGAATTGGATGTTGATTATTTCAAGGTGGCGCAAAGAAGAATTAAGGAAGAAATGTTTAATCAAAAAGATATGTTTGGATATGATGGAACTGAATAATATATACCAAGGAGATTGTCGAAAGCTTTTGAAACTGATTGATAGCGATAGCATAGACCTCGTATGTTCCGATGTGGCTTATCCGGTTCAGTCTAGGGGTGGCTCAGGGAGTATGGGAGGATATTGGACGGAATCTCAAACAAGAAAGGGCAAGATATTCAAGAATAACGATATTGATATTTCGGACTACATCAATGATTTGTACCGGATATTAAAGGACAGGTCGCATTGCTATCTGATGTGTAATGATTATAATTTAATGCACTTTCTTGATGTGGTCGGAAAAAGTGAGTTCCATTTTACCAAATGCTTAATATGGGATAAGTGCGCAAAAATATGTGGCCGCTATTATATGGCACAGAAAGAGTATATCATCATGCTACGCAAAGGTGGTGATAAACCGATAAATGAATGTGGTACATCTGATATTCTGAGTATTCCTATTCCAACGAACAAGCGCAAGGATAAGGATGGTTTGATTAATCAGACTGAAAAACCAGTAAAGTTGATGGAGATACTAATCAGAAACTCGACAAATGTTGGTGATGTTGTTCTAGACCCATTCATGGGGAGCGGTACAACGGCAAGAGCTTGCGTAAACCTTGAAAGAAAGTATATAGGCTTTGAAATAGACCAGCGTCAAGTAGATTTTGCCAATAACGAATTAAAGAATATGAGTAGGCAGTTAAGTCTGTTTTGAAACTATGGATATGTGCAAGGTGTTTTGTTGCAATCCTGTTGTAAGAAATGGGAATAAAGAAACAACGGATGCTCTTATAAGAGCTATGAGAGACGAAGCCTTAAAACGAGGGTTGGTACGTGATGAATTGATAGGTTTTTGCACCCGATTCTTGAGAGAAGGCGAAATCAAAGCTTGTATAGAGCATTTGCTAGATAATTTCAAACGTTATTTTTGGAGGTATCATTGATATGAGAAGAAGAAAGTTGAACAAGTCTCCAGTGCTAGGCTTCTGCGGATTTGTTATCGGTTACGAATGCAAGGAAAAGGGAATAAAGCTGATGGAGTGCGATAAGGCGCAAGCAGATGCAATCATAGTTCCTCATCACTTTTCACACAAGGTAACGAAGAATAGTTGCTTGAATCTTTTGGTATTGTATAAGGATAAGATAAGGGGTGCAATGCAAATAGGGTATGGAATCCGACCGCACATCAAGACTGAAAAGGGCGAAGTGTTGGATTACCATCAAGTGAAGGAATTTGACAGAATGTGGCTGTCTGATGATATGCCAAAGTTTAGCGAGACGATTTGCCTATCTCTCTTGCATAAGTATATTAGGGCAACACATAAGGAAATCAAGTACCTTATATCTTATGCCGATACGTCCATAGGAAACAAGGGAACTATATATAAAGCTGCAAACTATGAGCATATTGATACCATTAAGGCAGATTTCTATGTGTTACCAAGTGGTGAGCGTGTGCATCCGGTTACGATGTGGCATCGGCACAAGACAAGAGCATGGGAGGTTCTAACGAAGCTATACCCAGGAATAAAAAAGGCAGAAGGGTTTCAACTTAAATTTCTGAAGAAGTTATGAAGAAAAGAAATAAATGTATTCCTCGTCATTTGCATCCAGATCCTGAGCATTGGGTTAGAAAGGGTCAATCTTGGAAGGCGAAGGTAACTTATGAAAGCGAGGATGATGCTTGGGAGTTTCTAAATCAGAATTCGAAGTTGAAGGCTTCCGGCTGGCATCCTTACTTATGCAAGGTTTGCTCAAAGTGGCATATTGGTAGGTTACATAATTAACGATTATGAAAAAAGAAGATAGACTTAAAATATATCGCAAATACGATGGGCATTGTGCTTATTGCGGCAAGAGTATAGAGTATAAGGATATGCAGGTTGACCATCTTGTTCCGAAGAATCGAGGGTGTTACTCTCGGTGGAGCGACAAGGCGGGAAAGTTTGTCGTATCCCATGGCGATGATTCCATGGAGAACTATATGCCATCTTGCAGGTCTTGTAATCTTCGTAAGCGTGATATGAGTTTGGAACAATTTCGCTCAGAGATTACTAAACAGGCTAAAGGATTGCTTAATGGGAAGGCTTCTTTCCAAGTAAAGATGTCGCTTGCTTATGGTTTAATCGAAGAGCACTTTGATAGACAAATTGAGTTCTACTTTGAGAAATTTAAATAGTTGAGAATATGAAGAAGTTTAAGAAGTCGATAGAGATTAGCACTGAGAATATTTCAGACGTTCTTCAAGTGCCAATTGTTACAAGTTTATACAAGACTAAGAATTTTAAAAATCCTTGTCTTGAAGGTCGTAGCGTTCCTTATGATACTATAGCATTGATGTATGTTCATATCGAAGGCTTTGATAGCGATTTTTGTATTGACCAAGGCAACATTCTCGCTCTTGATATTTGCGATACTTGGTATGCTTTTTCGAGGCGTGGATGGGATAAACATAAAAACGATGAGGTATGAAGAAAAAAGGATATTACGAATACGAAAACGGAATCTACCCTTTGAAACTTTGGGTACACATTGGTAAAGACTTGAAAGAGCTGATAGATTCCTGCTTTGACAAATGTAAGGCTCCCGATATTGATTACGGCGGCGTTACGTATTCCGATGCTGTCAGAAAGAGCGACAGAAGGCGCGGCGTTCTTGTATCGTTTCCGTGTCAGAAGGTTATGTCGATGAACTATTGCTGCCATGAAGCTTCTCACGTCTGCGATGCCATCGAGGAATATACTGACTTGGAACACGGCGGCGAGCCTTCTGCCTACCTGATGGGTTGGATTGCGTCTTGCATCAACAATGCTCGTTTGGGTATTGGCGATTTCGTTGAAATCGTAAATAAGGAAGAAAAATAGCCCAAAGGCAAAATACCCTTTGGGGGTTACCCCATCACTATATATAATAATGTAGTGGTGGGGATTTTTTTGTTAACGTCAGCAAATTATTTGTTCGTATCATTATAGAGTGTTAAAAGATAGAAGAAACACATTAAATAACTTGCATGTTTCAAATATTATTTGTATCTTTGCATCGTAATTAAGAAATAAAGGTTACTAATTAAAAATGGTGAGACACACCTTAAAAACTGTAATAAGAAAATGAAAAAGTTTTTTGAAAACTTATCTGAAAAGTTTAATGATGCGGCTTTTGAGGCGCAACTTGATGATTTTACTTGCGAGTTTGATGCTATTAACAAACCTGCTGAAATCGTGGTGTCCGTTAAGAGTAGAAAGGTTATCCATTCATATGGAAATATTTCTTCTTATCCATATTACAATGTAGATAAGATTAATATCTATAATGAAGACGGAGAAGACGTTTCTTCAAAATATCCTTTGTTCTGCCAAAGAGTTAAGGATTGCGTGCCTTCTTATAAAGATGTAGAGAATGACTTGATGGAGGCAAATATGAGCGATACCGAGCTTTATTTCGGCTCAGAGGCTAATTATTTGCATTACAAGTATGGTAACTAAATGGTTTGGATATGGAGTACGGAAATAAGTTTGTAGGTCTTTCATCTGTAACGAGTCACGACCTTGAAATATTAAGGTATGAACTAGAGTATGGATGGAAATTGGCTATTATGCCAAATGATGTATGGTACAACTAATTACGTTTAAGATTTCAAATTATGGCATATTATAAAGTTAGTGTAGATGTATCGGATTTATTCGATGATATGCTCGTCCAAGCACAGAAGAGTTTTCTTATTGACAAGTTTTGCTCTTTAGCAACAGACCAGCAGATAGAGGTAGTAAGCGAAATGCTGGAGAACCTTAATGGCGACCAAGTAGCTAAAGTTATAGAAGACGCTTTCGATAACTTGCATGAGCAAGGTCAAGAGCAAGTAATCAACTATGTGAACGAATAAGGCTATGATGTCCGATAAACAATATAGAGTTGCTCGCAAGGGTGTTGTTGAGCAACTTAAATTAGCTCAGAGACTTCATTGCAAGCACATGGAGCAGAAGTATAAAGTGGCTTTGGAGAAGTTAGAGAAACGCTTCTTAAAGCCGGATGCAGTGGGATGCTTCGATTTGGGCGCAAGGGTATCAAATAGTTATTATCATCTTTAAATGGTTAAGGTTATGGGAACAAAAGTAGAAGTAAGAACTATTCCTTTGCATGGATTGTTCGTCCATCGTAAACAAGTTTGGCGGTCACTCGGTAAGCTGAGAGCAGAAAGCCATTCTACATCAGCGCAGAAAGTGTTTATTAATGAGCATAATACCGAGGTATATACCGAAAATGCCGATTTTATTGATGGTTTAAAAGTTACTCCTTATGATGGGGAGTTGCCAAAAATCTCAAAATACGCTGATTGTAGCAAGAGCTATTATCAGTATTGTTTAATGCAAAAAACGATTTAGTTATGGAAGCAAAGATTAATATAGTGGAAATCCTAAAGGATAAACCACAAGGAACTATGTTATATTCTTCTGCTTGTGGTAAATGCAAGTTAGAAGAAGTAGATGATAAAAGTTTCAAAATATCCTTTTATAATTCAAAGTTCGGTTTTATGAATGGTGGAGAAGGGTATCTTGATAAAAATGGCAAATTGTATGATGATGGAGAATGTGTCATTTTTCCATCAAAGGAAATGCGTAATTGGTCTAAATTCGCTTGGAAGAAAGGCGATGTACTTGTAGGGGTAGGACAAAGAATCATCTTTGAAAAATTTATAGATGAAAATTACACTAAATTTCAAGGTAAATATAGCCTAAGTACTTGCGAGGATAATACATTAGTAGCTGATAAAAGATGTTATACTAGTAACTTTAGAAAATTGGATGATAGTAGTAATGTTGAAAATTATTTTAAAGAACTCGAAGAAAAGTTGGGCGGTATACTCAATCTTGAGACCCTTGAAGTAGAGAAGGTTCAGCCAGAGTTCAAGGATGGGGATATACTTTATGCAGAAAAAGACGAAGAACATGTACCTGTGATATTTATTTTGAACAGCTGCAAAGAGGGAGTATTCTATTATGCTAGCCTAACTCTTGGTGATTATATGTTATGTGACTATAAAGGTCTAGGTCATGTTGGTAGTTCGAAATTTCGCTTTGCCACAGAAGAGGAGAAGAAGAAACTCTTTGACATTTTAGCAATAGAAAATAAAGCTTGGGATGCTGAGAAGAAACAGATTGTTGATTTGAAGTCAAATGTTGAACTCAAGCCATTTGATAAGGTGTTAGTTAGAAATGATAATATTCGGAAATGGGAAGCTGACTTATTTGGTTTCAAAAATGTTACAGGACATTATCACTGTGTTGGTGGTACTTGGCTTCAGTGCATTTCTTACATCGGCAATGAGCACTTATTAGGTACAACAAATAACGTGGAGGGTTAGGTATGAAGAAAATCAAAAGCAAGAATGTTAAGAACTATGTCATGGACGATATGGTATGGAAGGTTGATATGCCAAGGCTATTGAAAGAGATAGCTGAGTGTTCTAAAAGCACTCCTTATCCTGTGACTTTTACGATTTTGGCACGCGTGCTTGGAATACTCACAGAAAGGGCTATTGAGATTAATGATCCTGCACTAAACATCATTATGATGAACCTTGGACTTTACGAAGGAGTGCATGATAAGAACGCAGGTGAGGTTATATCTAAACAACGCAAGTTGATTACTGATAACAAATAACGTGGATGGTTGATATGGATATAGAGAAATTAATAGGCAGTAAGAAATCTGTTCCTTCAATCGACTTTAATCAGGTAGTCAAGAGTGATAACCTCCGATACTGGAGAATTAGCAATGCTACTTGGGAGAAAGATAAAGTAGAACTTCATATTACCTTTGAAAAAGATGGTATACAAAGTTCCTTAGATAAAAAGTTTGATACAATAATGGAAGCTGTTGGATATTTCTACAACTTTCTTAAAACAATTTGATTATGATAGACGATAAGAAAATAGAAGCTGCCAAGGAAGAAATCTATGAAGATAGATTTCTGTTAAATGGCGAAGAGATATTCTTCAACAATGATGAAAAGGAAGAAATGTTCTATGAGGGGGACATCAAAGAAGCTATTGGACTAGGTGCTAAGTGGGCTATCAATGAGTTCTTGAACGATTTGAATAAATTGCTTCATCCTGCTAGCGAAGTTCCTAGAAATGATAACGGAAAGATTCTCGCATTCTCAAAAGTGAATAGTAATATAAAGCTCTACGATATGAACGCTATGTTAAATGAAACTGCTTGTGACACATATCAAGAAATGTGGGAAATTAGAGTTAGAGCATATACTTTTACTGATTGGGTATTTGTGGAAGAACTACTTGATTTAATTGTCAAAGGAGGTGAGTAATGAAAGAGCTTAAAGATTTAGTTGAGGGCGATGAAGTACTAGTTACAGGTATGTCTCATAGACATATCGCCAAGGTTGATAAAGTGACAAAGACTCAAATTATTGTTAATAACGCTAGATTTAGAAGAGATTCTGGCTGGCAATGCGGTAGTGATAGATGGAATGTTAGAAGAATATCTGTTCCTACAGAAAAGGAAATATCAGATGTTAAAGAAGAGGATTTTCGCAAGAAACTCATCTACGCTATCAGTTCTTTTGATTTCAAACGCTTATCAACAGATGAGTTAAAACAAGTGTACAATATTGTAAAAGGCAAAGAAAAATGAAAAAGAATAAACACTCATTAAAGATAAGTCGTAGCTTCTTTGGCGATACTACCCTTGATGGTTATCCAATAGCTATATATTCGAATGATGAATTGAAGATTCTAAAGAACCTGCTAGAAAAGGTTCTGTGTGAAGTAAATGGATATATTCATCTTTAGAAAAGTAAAGCGTATGGCACATAAAGAATTTAGGAAACCACCTCGTTATATGGTGGGTGATATAGTTTATAGTCACGGATTTATTTGTATTGTCTGTAGCATCTATCCGTTCAATATAGATTATTCTTACGACTTGAAAGTTATTGATGGGCAAAGCTTGGGCAAAATTTGTCAAAATGATATTATGCACGTTCATATTTGGATAGAGTTTCTTGAAAAGAATGGATGGACATGTTATCGCTCTGAAGGAGAATGTTTTGGGCATAGGTGGTATAAACACCAAGAATACCCTTTCACTTTGCGATATAATAATTTCTTGGGAATTATCGGAGTATCTTTCAATGACGGAAAAGACGATACTGTTATGATAAAATGTGTAGATGAACTCCAACATATTCTTTTTGGCTTGCAATTAGATAGCAATTTAAAAATATAAGCGTATGTATTTTGAATATAGAATAGTCAAGATTGAGAAAGGTTTGTTTCTCATCGAGTATAAGACCGCTCCTTATGGAGTTTGGCATGAAGTGAAAGATAAGAAGTTCAAGACTAAGCCAAAGGCTGAAGCTTGGGCTAGAAAGAACTTTGTTTAATGAAGTAAAGCGTATGGATAAATTAGAATATATTCCAGGAGATATAGTAAAAATTGAATATGGAGAAGCTACTGGAAAAATAGGTTTCGTAACAAATACTTTTTTAAGAAGAAAAGGTTGCTATAGACTTGTTGTATTTATTGGTAAAGGGTTTCAAGGTTCTTCTAAAGACGATTGGATTCAAACTTATAATGATGAGGTATCTCCGATTCCTCTCAATACTGAGATTCTAGAGAAGAATGGATGGGAGAGAAAAGTGATGAGCAGAGGAATAAAGAATAGTCATTTGGTATATACAAAACCCGATATTGAAGAATATGGATATTTCCCTATCTACATAGAAAAAGGTATCGGTAAAGAGTTTGATGTATATCTGTTTACATACAACAATGTATGTACACAAATTGCATACATTAAGTATGTTCATCAACTTCAGCACCTCCTCTTCGGTCTAGGACTTAACTCAGAAATGGAGGTGTAGGTATGCTTATAAGTGAATTTATTCAACAGCTTCAAGATGTTTACGATGAAGAGGGTGATATGGAAATTGCCATCAAGATAGATGATAACGACTTAGGTTCTGAACCTATTGTAGTGAAATCTACTGTTTATGAACAACTTTATATAGTTAAATCCTAACCGCCTTCAGGCATAAATAATAGCAGTATGGATAAAAATGTTGCATTATCCGACGAAGAGTTGGAATTACTCATAACAAGTTTACATTGTGTAGATGAACGTAGTTATAATTTTTATACTACAACATATATTCCTTGGAGTGAGGCAAAAGAATTAAAAGAGAAATTACGAATAAAACTCAAAAGAGTATTGTTGAATGTTTAATACCTTTTGAGCATAAATAAAGATGTAGGTATGACAAAAAGAATTATTGGAAAGTTACATCCAGTACGGTACGTAGTTCAAGACAATATGCTATTCGGCTGTATTCCATTCATCTATGTGGCACGAAAGGTGTTTAATACCATAGATGAAGCAAGAGAATATGTTGGAAAGCCTTGTGACGAGTATTTGTTTTTTTAACCACCTTCTGGCATAAATTTAAAAATATGACAAAAGAAGAATTAAAAGCAAAGGTTGCCAAGCAACAAAGTATTATCAATGATGCTAACAATCAGATTTGTTCTGATGTGAAGGAGTACATCGAAAGTCTACCATACAAGGTTGGTGACAAAGTGAGCTGCTCCAGATGTGATGTTTGTTGGATTGCAAGCATTATTCCAGAACGAAATTACGCAAGATATTCTGGCATGATTGAGGTAAGAATCAACCCTGCTAAGAAAGATGGCACTCGCTCCAATAGAGAGTTTGTACTATGGAGTATGGAAATTGATAGTATCAAGAAGATTGATTAATCATCCTATAAAGGATATAAATAGATAGATTATGAGTAATAGACATTCGTATGAAAGATACGAAATACCAGACATTAAAGGTCGCAAACACGCAGTAGTTCTTTTTTCCGAAAATATAAGTGTGGTTCATAACGGAATTCCTAGTACTACAATGGGATTTATAGCTATTGATTTAGATGCAAATACTTATAAAGATTAACCATCCCTTATGGGATATAAATATAAGTAATATGGAAGATAAAGATATTATGTCAGAGTTAAAATTGGAATATAGAAACAATATTGTATATTTTAATGGGTTAAAGATTAATGCTTATACAGCAGAAGGAATGCGATTGATAAGCAACCTTCTTAAAAAGGGATTATACGAAATTGGAAAAGAGTTGGAGAATGTTTCTAACTCTAAGTAACTAATCACCCTCTCCTGTAAAAGGGAGAGGGTAAAAAGAAAAGAATATGGACTTAGTAATTACAATATTAGGTTGGATTGCATTAGGTGTTATATCTGCTTATCTGTTGGCAATAGTAGGTAAAATAATCTTTGATGCTGCAACCGCTGATTATAAGTTATACAAGCATGTAAGATTGTGTCGCAAAAGATTGCTAAGAAAGCGATATGAAGATTACGCTTGGCTGTTATTCCAGTTAGAGAAAGATACGGAAGTTTTCAATCTTACTCATAATACAAGAGATTGGACTTTTGAAGATTGGAGAGAATTTTATCTTAAAAAGGTAAAGGAGGATAAGCAATGAGTAAAGAAAAGGCGATAGTTCACATTAATAATGTTTCCAAGATTATTGGCTCAAAAAGAATAAAATTGAGTGAAGGTATGGCAATTCATATTCAAAATGAGTTAATCTTGGCACTTAAAGAATTGGAGGATTGAAAAATGAGTGTATTAATATCCCCAGAAGCTTATAGAAAGTTACTTCAAGGAGATTTAGATTGGCTTCTCAGACAACATGAAAGTCTTGAAAAAGACCATATTGAAGCTATACTAAAGAATCTAATAAAAAGAATTGACGAAGGAAAGGATTTTTAATTATGGACAGAAATCAAGCTAAAGAATTTTATCCTATTCTGCAAGCATTTGCAGAAGGAATGGTAATTGAGTGTAGAACCAAACCAAGTGCCATAGAAGATGAGAACGTTCCGAATGAATGGGCAGAAATAAAGGTTATAGAGTTTAATGGCAATAAAGAGTATCGCATTAAGCCAAATCTAGAACCTGAGTCTGAGTACCGTCCTTTCAAGGATGCTATAGAGTGCTGGACTGAAATGCGTAAGCATAAGCCGTTTTCAATCTTGAAGGATAAAAAAGATGGACATCGGATTCAAATCTCTTCTATCTCTGATGGAATTAATTCAATTAGTTCAAGTCCAGATTCAATTTTTTGTTGTGATTTTAAATACAGAATGGATTCATGTACCTTTGATGATGGGGCTCCATTCGGCGTAAAAGTAGAGGAATAACGTATGATATTGTATCAGATTTGGTGTAAACGTACTTATGTTAGTGGCGGTTTCTGTGAAGGTGAAGATGAGCCAACACAACTAATATTTACTACATTAGATAAGGCACGTTCAAAAACACCAAAAGACCATTATAGTAAAGAAAATGGTTCACGTGAATATTACATTAAAAAGATTGAAATTGAATAAGAGTGGAGGAATAGCTTATGACAGAGCAAGAATGGGGAAAAGTTCATCTTGGAAGTATAGTCGAGTACAATACAATTAATTGGGCAAAATTACTTTTTGGAGGTTTAATCTATGGTGGGTATCACGATTCATATAGAACAGAAGTCTTAGGAATACGTGCTGACAAAAAGATATGTTGCAAGTTAGATGGCAAGAAAAAGCTAAGATGGTACAATATTAATGGATTTAAGTTAATAGTGGAGGAATAGTTATGGCATGGGTATGTGTTAATAGTTTTGGTACAGAACTTATATTTGAAACAGAGCCTCACAAAGCTGTATATAGCTGGAGAGACGATTATGGTTCTTGCAAATGCATAGAAATGCCACAAGGTAGTATCAAGAAACTCATCGGAAGAGAACTAAAATGGAGTGATTCGCCTGTTAAAATTTAGAAAGACTATGAGTAAAGTAGAAATAAAAAGATTACAACTATCAGAAAAGTTTGGTTTATATACAACTTGTGATTTTTTCTGTATGTTTGCACGTGGAAGAAGAAAAATTCCACCAAAAGCTTGCTATGACCCAAGAAGAGACATAGAGATAAGGGCACATTTCAGAGAAGCGGAAAACGCACTCGCTGCTCATTATAATATAAAATTGATAGATTAATAGTTATGACAAAACCTTACAGAATCAAGCATAAGGCTAGCGGATATTTCTACCAACGTTACAATGGAAGTAACCTTGGTAAGAAAGGAAGGGTGTATATGAATAATCAATCACCACTTACAATGTGTGATAATGAGAACTTTATACGTATTCAGATTCGTCACAACACTTTAGCTTATAAGGCATTGAGAGATATGCTTTCCAAATATGCTATAGGTAAAGAAGATGAGTGTGAATGGCATAGTACATCTTACAGAGTTCCAAAAAGTGAATTTGAAAAAGAAGAATTATAGCGTATGAAAATAGAAAATATCAAGTTCAAGGCTAAACGTCTTGATAACGGGGAATGGGTAGAGGGTTCACTTACATACTCTCAGGGAATAGCGTATATTCATCGTAAAGAAAGTGATAAAGATGATAGATGTTATTTAACTCCTTACAAAGTAATTCCAGAAACAGTCTGTCTGTTCACAGGAATGATGGACGAAGACTGCAATGAAATTTGGGAAGGCGATATAGTGCATGATAGCTATGACCTTTTATGTATAGACAATCTCTATGAGGTAGTTTATATTGAAAAAGAAGGAACATTTGCCTTCAAGAGTTTAGATAAAGTTGACAATTACGAGCCATTTGTTAATTTATTTGAAGTTTATGTTGTTGGCAATAAATTCGATAAGAAGTAAGATAAAGCTATGGTAGATGTAAGTAATCAGCACTGGAACGAAGATGGAAGCATTACTATTATATTGAATAGTATAGAAGAAGTCGAAGAGTTCGTTGAGTGTATGAATATATGGAATAATAGAATGTATGAAGAATAAGATTTTAAACTTAATCAAGTCAGCCGTTTGGTTTGTCTTGTGTTTGTTTGTAGGAGCATTGATTTTTGAGGGCATTCGCTCTTTGGCTAATAGCAATGAACCTGCAAAGAAGATTGGTATGTCAGTATTCACTGAGGAAGGACACGATTATCTGGTTGTGGACACGAAACATGGTGTTTGCGTTGTTCACGCAGAAAGTTGCCCTTGTCGTAAAAAGAAGTAGCGTATGGAAAATAATATGTTTGAAGATATTGTTGCTGAAGGCAATATAGTTGTGATAAATAATAATTGGATTGTGTTATGTAAGCGTTGGAAACCATGGTGTCACAATCTCTTCTGCTATCTTTATCTTCACAAGGAATATAAGAATTTAATGGTAGGCTCTCATTTTACAATGACCGGGGATAAAAAGAAATCTACTCGGTTGGCTACCAACGAGGAACGTCTTATGCTTTTTGAGGAAATGTTTAAGTATGGAATTGCTTTCGATAAGCACGTCCATCATTTGGTTGGAATGTTGGTTGGTGTATGAAGATTAGGTTGGCAAAGAAGATAATGAAGCAAGCTCGTCATCTAAGTACGGCAAGTGATTATTGGTACAGAAGATTAAGAGATTTTGAGTACAAAATATGCTATGGTTTTGTTGGTAAAAAAGACCACCGCATCATCAAGGCGATAAGTTTAACAAGTAAAAAGAGAAAAATATGAAGAAGTATGAATGGGAATATATGGTAACTTCAATAGTTGTTAATAAAGCTGACGAGATAGCTCAGGTTCTATCTAGTAGATTTAATAAAGAAGGCTATGACGGTTGGGAGTTGGTACAATGGAACTTAATGCCACCTACTGAACTTTTAACAGCAACTACGACACCTTGCTGTGGTTCAATATGTATTCTTGCAACATTTAAGAAGAAGTTGCGTGTATAATGAAGACAAATGATATTGAACTAAGAATGATAGCAGCACAGATAACTATGAAGGCTTCTGTTGGAGCAGAAGACTTATGCAGCCGTTATAGTAGTGTATCACGTATGTTAGGTAATATGTTTAATGATGTGTATTACATTCTCCAAGATGTAAGATACAGATATAAATACAAGTAGTTATGAGCAAGCAAACATTTGACTTCTCGGAGGCTCTGAGAAGAATGAAGGAAGGAAAGAAAGTGAGAAGAAACGGCTGTTATTTTAGTTTGTCTATAAACAAGTATAAAGAAATATCCATCTTGTACCAACAAAGTTCCATAGAATCATTCACCCATGTTGTACCACATTATTGGCATTTCTTCTCCTTGGATGATATTCTTGCAACAGACTGGGAGGAGGTGTAAGGATGAAGAAGAAAATATTGACCCTCACCATCAGCAAGCAATGGTTCGACATGATTGCTGACGGAAGAAAGAATGAAGAGTATCGGGAGATAAAGCCGTATTGGGCATCCCGACTTGTAAACCAGCAAGCCGAAGGCGGCGAAGTGCTTTTTGATGAGTACGGCGGTTATTGTTGTGTGACAGGTGAACCGGAATACAAGCCATACACCCACGTTCTCTTCATAAACGGCTACCGCAAGGATAGTCCACGAATTGAGAAGGAGATTGAGAGTATCACCATCGGCAAGCCTAAAAAAGGTCTTTGCCCCGATAAGTGGCTTGATACTGAGTTTTTTATCATTAAATTTAAGTGATATGAAAGTAAAGAATTTACCAAAGAAGATTTACCTCAACATCTGTAGCAATGAAGATGAGGTAGATTACAATGAGCTGAACGGAGTAACGTTCAGTACAGAAAAGATTGGTGTTACCGATTGTGATACGGAAAACGTTCCTTACGTGAATGCAGCATCATTATGGCACGACCTAAAAGAAGATAAGCCACCATTAAAAAAGTGGGTAATGTTCCGATATAGTGGAGGTGGCGTAAATCCTATGGCTCTTCACTACGGAGCGATGAGTGATGATGTATGGATTGTCACTAGAGGAGACGGAACACAGCGTATTGAAGTTCTGTATGAGTGCTACGATAAGATAGAGTGGTTTGATTTTGATGAACTAAAATAGCGATAGCGTATGACAAACGAGGAATTTTTCAATGCGTATCGTGGCGAGCCTGTTCTTTATAAAGGTAAGGACATTGGCGCATACGTTGCAGGGTATGTAGAAGAAAAGTATATCATCCTTGGGTTTTATGATGACAAAGGATGTATTCTTGCCTTTAATACAGATGTGAATGTAGATGAGGTGTATGAATCATACCGATTCGCAAAGTTGAAGTATTTAAAAATAATAAAGAGTTAAGTGTATGGAAAAAGATAACTATTTTTTTAAGCTTTTATTTATTCTTTTTATATTAGGAATTTTTGCTTATATGGGTATTAATGATAGATCTCATAAAGGTAAAACTTTTTGGTATGAAGTAATAGATAAACGAGAGTCTGTAGGAAGTCACTTCTCAATTATTAACAAGGGAGTGAGGACAGATTATAATATAATATTCAAACGAATTGATAACGGAAAGCTGTTCCCATGTAAAGATGTGGAGTATGGAGACTATATTCAATATCAGTTAAACTACAAATACTCCATAACAGAGGAAGATATGCAAAGGCTTTCAGGTATTTATAATAGGGATTTCTATAAGTAATAAAAAAGAGAATATGAAGAAATATAAATATACGAACAAAGAGGAAAGACCAATACCCAAATATAAGAATGGTGATATTGCTTGGTATATTGATGGATGGTTTGATGCCCCACAACGCTGTATAGTAAAGGGATGCTGCAACGTATCTTGGTTTGAGGGGAACGAATTTAATTCATCGGGTTGGTGGATAGATTATAGATACAAACCCGACCATTGTAAACGAACCGTACAGCATACAATTAGAGAAGAAGAGCTTTTTGATACCGAGCAAGAAGCTTTAATTGCATTGTTCGAGCAGTTTAAAGAAAAAGTAAAACGTAAAGTAGAATTCTTTAATAAAGAGTCAAAAAAGCTTGGTATTAAACAAGAGTTGCGACTGCTTTAAAAAAAGGGTAGGGGAAGTTATTCTTCCCCTATCTCTTTTAAACCCAAATCTATTAATAGCTTATCCAATATCTCATTCACGTCATTACGGAAACTTCGGTAAGTAACATAATAGAAACTGATATTTTTGTAATCATGGCTTACATTAGAACATGTACACCCCAAAACCTTAGCGATTTTTTCTCTTAACCCTCTTCTCATCTTAGAACCGCCAAGGGCACTAGGAGAATAAAGATAAAGAATAACAAAGATAAATTGCTTGCGTACCATTGTGGAATTTCGTCCGGCATGATAGCTCATAAACTTATCGTAAATATTGCCTACTTGCGATAAATCTTGCATCAATGGAATGGAAAGACTTATTTCTTCCTTGGATAAGATGGCCTTAGTTTCTCTAATCCATTTTATGCGTTCCATGATTTTCTTTAGATTCGTTTCAATGTCTGGTTCTTTCATTCTTTTCTATTTTTAATCCAACATTTCATAGACGAAGTTAACCTCGTCTGCATCTATTTGTTTCCTAAACTTTTCTATGTTAGAAACTATCAACGAGCAGTGCTCAAACGAACTCTGCCCATTGATAACTTTTTCTATTCTTGTTATTCGGTATCTCATTTTATTTCGATAAGTGTTAAAATACAATACCCCAATAAATCTTTATAGCTGTCTAGGACAGGCTCTTCTTTAGCATCCTCGTTCAAAGTCAGCAAAGAGCAAATACGATTAATCTTCTCTTGCAAATGACCGAAGGCATACGGATAACCATCTTTAGCAAAACATTCCGAAAATGCGTTTCCATACCGCTTATTTTTGGTTTTGAACAATTCGATTTGCGATTCGATGATGTCGTTATAATCTGAAACAATATACCAAGAGAGCGTAAGCAAGGCTTCCATCGCCATTACGCTGATATGGATTCGTAAGGTTTCTTTGTCTTCAGAAGATGCTCGTATCTCATACATAAGACGAAGGAAATTGGCTGCGCTTGAAAATAATCCGAGCTTTCCGAAGTCCTCCCTTAGAGATGACACGAAAGCGGCATTATCCTTGCATTCAATCATGTCTGCCAAATGTCTAATCTCAAAGATATACTTGTTAGCATATTCGCAACATTCATTATTATTTTGTTCCACCATGTCCGTATCCTCCTCCACGATTATTTTCCATATTCAACTCTCCAAGTATGCAATCTGGATTTTCTACCTTGCGGAATGCACCCTGGCAAACACGAGTACCTTTCTTGACTACGAAAACATAATATTCGTAATCTGAATCTAGTTTGAATTTGCTATCCTTTGTCGGCATATAACGGTCGGAATTAACTCTATAAAGCGCACCAATATCGTTTCTATAGTCTTCATCGACCAAACCTAGACAAATATCAATGTCCGCTCTAACATTAGTCATGTAACCAACTTGTGTTTCGTTCTTGCCAATAAAGGCCACATCAACTTCCATACCTTTGTCAGTAAAGCCAGAACGTGAACGAATGTCCAAGCCAACGCCTTTAGGAAGTTCAATTCCTAAATATAGGTTGATGTGACCTCTACCCATTTTCACCCAAGGCATATTCAACACTACATCTTGTGGACAGTAAAAATCAACTGCCGCTGCATTACCTTCCTTATAAGGAACACTACCACCTCGCAAGTCAAGTACATAAGCCTTGCCTTGTGCAACTAACTTTTTTATTAACTCCTTATCCATTGTATATAAAGCCTAAATCATTTAAAGTTCTACAATTCTTAACCAGTCCTTTTGCCCATAAATTGCGCAACTCAGGTAACGGGTCTTTTCCGTACCTATTCTTTATGGTTGCTAAGGTCAAGATTTCCGGTTTAATATGTTTATCTCTTTTCTGTTGTCTTAGCTCCTTCAGAATATTCTCTAAGTTCTCCATTGACGAAATTCTCCATTGTTATATTGTCAACACCAAATTTATCAGCCAGATCATCGTTCCCAATAATCAGCCAATTAGATTTGTCTTTGAGAAACTCTATACTCTCGGTGCTTTTTGCAGCATCAACAAAAGTATCATCAATATTATCAGTAGAGCAATATGGAACTACCGCATTAACTGTATACATAGCAATTTCGTATGAAATAACCGATACCATTTTCTTGAATGTTATATCGCTTGAATACATTACTTGGTTCTTGTCATATCCTAAGATGTTGACACGGACTATATTATTATCTGCTTGCAACGCTCTAAAGAAATCGTGCTTTAGCTGAAAATCCGTAATATCTACAGGATGCTCATTACCCGATGGAATACTTATAATATCCAACAGGCTTACAAAAATAACTTTTTTAACCATTGTCTTCTTCTGTTAATAATTTATCTATTGTTTTTTCTAATTCGTCTAATCTTAGAGTATAATCCTCTTCGTAAACACATGTCAATGTAGAAATAAAGAACTTATCATTATCTGTTCTCAATTCAATCTCCATGTATTCCTCGTAATAGCTATCATATTTAATTGCTATCGAAAAGGAGTTCATGTAAGCTGGATTAAACCTCCTCTGCAAAGCTTGTGCTCTCGTAAACGCATCATTGAATTCGTTTGTCATGGTTCAATCTTTTGTGTAAGCATTTCTCTGTTCTTTGCCATTGCATCATGGAAGCCTAAATCGTATCTGTCGGTCTGCTCCAGCTCATAGTTCCGCTTTATAAGTTCACTTGTCTGATACGAACTCTTTGCAAGTTGAATCTTAAAATAGACAAACTCAACAAACATAGCCATAAAGCAAAGAACAAAACCGATAATTACCGCTGCCTTTGTGTACTCCTTGCAGAACCTTACAATACACTTAGCAACCCAGCATGTTGTACTAACTATGCCTACAAGTACAAGGTAAGGAATTCGTAAAAGAACCTTGCATAACATACTCATAGTACTCTTCGTATAAGATGCGAAATCCGTACTCGTAAAAACTAACTTTAACTTCTTCATATTTTAGCCTATTTAATGTTTATCAAAAGTCTTTTGTTAACGAACCACAACAAATCAATACCATTCATCATGCAATATCCGCAAAGCATGCCAATCAAGATTATTATCTTCTTGAACACTCGGTAATGTGTCATTTCAATCTTCAGCATAGACATCATCAAGTCTTCAAAGGAACGGTCTCTCATTGAATCTGGGTCTAGCCTCAACGATTTGACATTCATCTTGTACTTATTGGCCATTGAGAATAATATAATAGCAAACTCTGCTAATTTGTCCTCTAGAGTTCCGGCAACGAGTTTAGAATATATTTCTATCGTACCACGTCCATTAACATTTTCATATTCCCAACGTTTGGCGTTGAAACGACCTTCGTATTTGCGCATTTCTACAATAGCGTCAATTACGTTGAATGTTTCTGCTCTTTGGGTCTGGCTAGCAACATCAAAGTTGCAAGCCTCTATAATCTGTTCTATTTCTGCTATCTCCATTTTATACTATTGAATCTAAGTCAAAATCATTAGAAGGAATGAAAGCCACATGGTCTTTCTCCCTTGTCATCGTTTTCTCTCCTGTTCGCACGCAATTAATTTGCTTGGGATTTTTATGTCGTACCACAAATGTTCCAAAGCTGCGTATCATAACACGGTCTCTGTTGCGCAACGATTGCTTTGTGAGGTCTATGAAATAATTCACAATGGCTTGAACATCATCCTTGCGGAACTTTTTGCCATTTACATCTCTAAGGTTCTTAATGATTGCCTTGACAATTTCTTCTTTCTTCATATTCTCTAAGTTTTTTATTCCCTAAACTTCTAATCAAGTCGTATGGGTCTATACCATATTTCTTAACGAAACATTCTCTTAGCTTGCATATAGCCTTAAAATCTGCATTTGTTGTATTCTTGACTATCATATAAGCTGAGTCTAATCTAACATCAGCTTTAGGAGCTTTTACCCGAAAAATCTTGTTGCCTTTCTCGTCTTCGATAAGTTCTATATTAACTTCCTCGCCCTTAGCTTTTTTTCTTGCCGCCCATTCTTCATAAGTGATGGCATTTTGCTTGATAGCCTCATCTTCTTTAGCCTCTTTCTCTTTCTGTATATTTGCCTCTACTGCTTTTATGGCATCTATACGATGGGAACAGAAAGTATTCAAGCTCTTTGTTATAACTTGCGGATTTGGCTTCTTGTAGAATTTCTCAAACTTTCCGGCAATAAACATCTTGAAGAAAGTAATCAGCTCGTTCAGATTAAGGAAATAATACTCATCCTTTATAGCATTTGCAGTCATTATCTTGATATTGTCAGTAGCCTCATTATTTACAAAGCCACAAATACCATAGACATCAGAAACCCATGCTACAAGCCATGTTATTGCACTTCCTTCTCCATAACACAAGTCAAGATAGGTAAGTGTTGGTGCGTTGCTTTTAAAAGCTTTCCCGATTGGCATCTTACTACCTACTTGGCTTGATGGAGAGAAAGACATTAGAACGTTATCGAATGTTCCGTACTCATTGAATATTCGTTGCTTTTCTCTGTTGATTGAGGCGCTGCACGAGGTCGGCTGATTCTTGGTAATAGCCTTGCTCTGCGTCTTTATTAGTCCCTTGCTTTCTATCATCATAATTTCCTTCCAATACTTTAACAAAATTATTTGGTCTCATAATCCAATCAAAACTCGCCATCCATCCATTACTACCATTAAGGAATGAAGATGCTGCCGCCTTGTCAATCATCAACTTCATCTGCTCACTCCCATATTCTTTAAGCCGTGAATTAATCATTGACTTTCTCTTCGAAGTCAGAGCATGAACAAGAGGCATTCCTCTTCCAACGATAACCTTATTGAAATATTCGCAAACCTTCTTTGCTTTATCATCCACTTGTTGTACACTAGGGACGTTGTTCAATGCTATTCGTTCAGGTTCGTTCTTGTGTGGTTTATATTCTTCACCTTCAGCATATTCTATGTTGTCTTCATGCTTCCAAATAAAGACTTTTCCGCTACCGATAGATAACATTTGTTTCTCAAATAGCCCCTCAATAGCTTTTTTTACCTTTGCCACCGACATGCCTATCTTTTCCGATAATTCTTTGTTGCTTCCATATACATATCCGTCTTTGTCAGCATTAAATGACAAACGGACGAAAGCGACTAATTCATCAGCATCCAAGCTACATGCTTTTTCATCTAATTTTACTACCATATCTTAAAAGAATGTATTTGTTAATTGTTTATTTCCACTCATTATTACCCACTTTCCTTTGCCGTTTTGATCTAGCAATTTCAAGTCTTCAACCTTCCCGAACCTCTCATAAGTACCGCAGAGGTCAACAAACCAAGGCTGTTTCCCTTTTGATAGTCTAAGAAGTCTTCCTACAACTTGATAGTATTGCGCTAATGAGCGTGTTGGCTTTGCATACACGACCGTATCTAACTCCGGATAGTCAAAACCTACGACCAATATTTGACTATTTACCAATACTTTAGTCTGCCCATTGCGGAAACGCTCGATGATTGCTTCACGTTCTTTTGGAGGAGTCTCTCCGCAAACCATTTCGCAGTTAGGTATGGAATATGTCAGCTTCTGAGCTTCCTTAACGAACTTCGTAAAAACCAAGATACCTTTACGCTGTCCACCTCGTTTAGGATTAAGCAATCTTTTAACAACACTAACTAGCCATCCGTACAAATCTACACGTTCATATTCTTGCTTGACACTTTGGTCAGTGTAATCACGGCAAGTTGAATTGAGCTGCAAGTTTCCTTCGTTCCATTGTGGTGGCGGGCATTTGTAATAGTTCGGAAGACAGATATATCCGTTTTTTGCCATATCCTCAACTTGAACATAGTAAATAAGCTCCTTGAAAATCTTGTCTCTACTTCTTGTCAGAAACTTCAGTATGCTACCATAGTTCTGATAGGAATACAAACGGAAAGGTGTTGCGGTTAAGCCTATGACCTTACTCTTTAATTTATCAAGAAACTCCTTATACATGCCGGATTCTGGTTTCACTAAATGAACCTCATCAATTAATATGTATTTAAAGTCTGTAAACAATTCGGGATGTCCTTTCACGCTACCAATTGTAGCAAAAGTAACATCGCTGATTTCTTTTGATTTAAAGCTAGCGGAATAGATGCTGGCATTATCAAATCCATAAGAACAATACTTCTTGTAGTTTTGTTCCAAAATTTCCTTAGTAGGAGAAAACACAAGCACTTTATCTTTGAGCCTAGCAGCTATATCTGCCAAAATCAATGATTTGCCCGATGCAGTAGGGAGCACTTCCAGAGCGTTCCAGTTTTTCTTCTTATCCAAGAAAAACTCAACCGCCTTCTTGCTTGCCTCTTCTTGATATGGTCTTAATTTAAACTTCATTTCACAAATAATATGAAATCACTTTTGTTACTATATAGGAATGCACAAGTCTTATGCATAACAAAAGCCAATAGAAAAATGACCTTACAGTTTTTATGGTGTGTCTCACCAAGACGTTTGCAAAGGTACGAAGAATAATTTAATAATGCAAATAAATTAGTGTCTATTATTGAAGCTGTAACATTATTTAAACCTTATTGATTATCTTTTTCTTCATTCATTTTCAGAATTAGAGCCGCATAGTATTTATAGAGTTCCTGTAATTCAAACACCGACCAATTCTTTGCTTGATGCTTCATTACTTCCAGTAAATCGACTTGTTGTTCTCCGAGCCGCTTTACTTCTTCCATATCTAAAGGAACGTGAGGATGCTTTTGCAAATAAGCCAATCTTCCAAGCTTCATTACTAAATTCTTTCTATAACCGATAAGATGGTCAGAAGAGAATCTGTTGCATCGTTTGCATTCCGCATTCTGATTACGTGTATCAAAGCGCAAACTCATATGAGTTCGTCCGCAATAATGCCCATTGTCGGCTTGGTCGATTGGCAATATTCGTCCACAACTGATACATCTGAAGTACTTATAGTGAAACTCTCTAGAGTCTCTCATGCGGATATAAACCGACATAAGCCTATCTAGCTTGTCAACCCACTTTTGCTTCTCGCTCCTTTGGTGTTTAGGCTTCTTTCCTCCTTTGTTAAATCTATCATAATATCCCATAATCTTTATCCTTTATCAAACCAAAAGTCATAGTTGCTGCTGTGGGGGTCGAACCCACAACCTTTTTCCGATTTGGGCGGACGTTCTACCATTGAACTAAGCAGCACCACCCCATAGGGGGATTTCAAACTAATTAAATAATAAGAAAAATGAAAAGCCTTACTCCTTTGGTTTACCCATATGCAAGAAAACATCCATGATAGATGTTTCCTTAAGGCTTGTAATATTGTAATCAATCATAGTCTTACCCATAATCTCATCTACATTCTTACGAGCCTTCTCAATGGTATCACCCTGCACAAGATAACGAACCTTGGTCTTCCTCTCCTTGCCAGATTTTTCGTCAATAGTAATCATGTTAATACTGCAATCGTAGTATTTATCCTCACTATCTACCTCTGAAAGGAACAACTCAGAGAAACCAGCTTTCTTCATAGTGACAATCTCCATATCACCATTTGTGTACACCGCCATTTCTTCTGTAGTCTTAGCCTCGCATTCTGACCATGACAAGGCATCTACAACATATTGCTCTGTAGTTTTAGCGTTCGTTCCGTCTTCTAGAGTTTTCTCATAACGAACACCTACGATAAAATACTTTCCTGTTAATGATTTCATATTCTTTCTTTTTATGTTAGAGAATGTGGTATCGGTGAGGCTTGAACTCACGACCTAATGTTTAGGAAACATTTGCTCTATCCAACTGAGCTACGACACCAAGCATCCTATAAAAACTCTTTATTTAATTCTGCTTGCCTCTCCACCTGCGTCTGCCATACCATATAAGCATGGTCTTGTGGAGTAGGTATGTATAATCCTCTTTCCATCGAGCAATGATGAAGCCATCGGTCTATACATAAAGACATTTCTTCTTTGTCAAGGTCTGGTATGTGCCTCCAATATTGGAAGGTCTTGCCTTGTTTATTCTCACGCTCCCTAAGAAAAACATCCTTATTTACACGTTTGAACTCTTGTTCGATATAGTCCTTAGTATATCCTTCTTCAATAGCTACGTAAGTGATTGTTACCCACAGATAAGCATTCTGCTGGATTGTCCTAGATTGTTGTCTTTCTTTAAGGTCAACAACAAAGAACTTCTCATTATAATAATCACCTTGTAGTTTCTTGGCTTTGGTTATCATAGCCCTGGTTCGTTCCTCGAACTTTTCAAGCTCGACCGGATTCAACATATTATATACCATCTTTCTTTAATGAAAGGTGGAGAAAATTAATTCTCCACCATAATAAGTTTAAAATGGCGCATCAGATGTGTTAGTGCCACTCGGCTGTGCTGGTGGAATTGGTGCTGAACCTGCGGCTGGAGCTTGTGGTGGAAAAGGATTATTAGCAGCAGCTTGCATGCCACCTTGTTGCGCATTGTTCTGTGCTTCAATCTTTTGCATCTTGTAGCCACGAACAGATGTAAACCAGTCTGTTGTGCCATCCTTCTTTGTTCCTTGATATGATTCAACGTCAAAGAATACTTCAGCAATATCCCCGACATTAAAACCATCCGGTACATGTACATTCTTACCACTGAATTCAAAGATGATGCGCTTTTCGTAGCCACGTTCACCTGTCAAACCATCGAAACGTGTTGCATCTAACATCAAACGTCTCTTTTCAAATGGTTCTTTACCTTGTCTCTGAATAGATTGGATGCCTTCGATAGCAACAATCTTACCTTTATAACTATTAGCCATAACTTAAAATATTTAATAAAACAATAAATTATCTAACTCTGTTCAAGGTCAAACTAGGCTTTACCTTAGTTACCTTTTTATACTTTTTCAATAGATGGTTGTAAGCTTCTTCGTCATCCGCATCAAAAGCCTTCGTGTCTAACGTAACCCTCTCAGAAGCAGACTTCAAGGAATAAGTGTAAATTGAAGTTTTATAAGATGTGAGGTTGTCATTTGACATACCATCAAAGATAGCTGCCTTCAACTCCTTTTCCTGTTCTTGCAATTTAGCAATGCGCTCTTGAACGTCCATGAGTGCGATTTCGTTATCTATAATGTAATAAGGTGTTTTTGTATCATCATTATACAAACGACCTTCTTTCTCGCATCGGAACAATTCTTTAACATCACTCGCAGGTCTTGGCTTGCCTAATGGGATGAGTTTACAGATTGTTCCACGCTTCTCGTCATCACGCAACCACATACAACATATACGTGTAACCTTCAGATGAGGATTCAATGTTTCGAAACCGAACTTATACATCGAGTTCTGCCAACGCACATACTCCTTATTAACGGAATAAGTACCCTTAATATCCCAAATCTCAACCTCATCGTCCGGTGCATCATCCTTGTGCATCACCAAGTCGATTGCACTTGCATGGTCTTCTCCGATTCGAAGGACATATTCGCTACCTATAATCTCATATCCATTCTTTTTGATATAAGCGACAAAATCCTTGACACTCTCTGAGGCTGGCTCAATACCCAATGAAGCAAACAACTCTACCTGCTCATGGATAATAGTGCCTTTTTCGGCAGCTTTCTTCAATACCTCTTCGCTTACGTTAGAGTACATATTGGGAAATACATACTGATGAAGCATACCTGTAATGCCACTTAATTCACGACCATCATAAAAGTATTGATGTGTGGAGTCCTCATAAAGAACTCCACTGTTATTCAATTGTATCATACTAATCTTGATTTAAATTGTGTCAACTTAGCTAAGAACTCTGCATTCTTTTGATATTCGGGATAAGCATCATAAACTGCTTTTAAATCCTTCTTGCTCTGTGCGAGTTCCATCTTTCGTAATGCACATTTGCGTTTAAACTCTTCGGACTTCTGAAGGTCTGGGAATCCGTTCCAAACTCTATCTACGTCCTCCCAAATTTGAGCTTGTTGCAATTGTGGATAAGCATATTGTTTTTGCTCATTAAGATTTTCGTCTTTTTCTTCCTCGCTCTTTGGGGCTGGTTCAGAGTAACCATATACTTCTTTCTGCTCATTCATCCATTCAAGAACTTCTTGTTCTGTCATGCCGCAATACCAACGCACAATGTTATTCTCATCTTGAATAATAAGTTTGGCAATACATCTGTTTGTATAACCTACATATCCAACATGGAAAATTGTCTTCAACTTTCCGCTTTGAGAATATTCGGTGTTTCGGTTGAGGTTGATGAATATCTTCTTGGGAGCAGTATACAATTCTCGACCGATACCTAAACAAGAGCATGCACGCTTGAAAGAGTCGCTAGCTTGGCCTTTAACGGCTTCGGTGTTACTTGGCGTACCAACATCTTGCTTATCTATCCAACCGATACCTTCTTTATAAACGGAAACCGTACAAAAGAGGTTCTGACCAATAAGCTCATGCTTACGTTTCCAACCATAGATGCCGAACTTCTCATCTAATCGTCTCATATCACATCTTGCGTCCTTGTAAAGCAACAAGGAACACCAGTCCGGTGACTTCTGATTACCACCTTGACCGACACGGACTTCTATCTCATCCGCATCAAGGAGGCGAAACTCATAATCCTTAATTTCTTCGCTCTGCCCTTCTACAGGCTTCGCTGCCTTATTCTCTGCCATAGTCGTATATTTTAAATAATCATTTTCTTTATCTGACAAGAAACAACAAGTTCATTGATTTCTTTGATAGAATAATATCTAGGTGAGTTCTTACTATCACCTACATATTCTTTCATTAACCTATTCTTGACCCATTTGTCAATCATCTGCTTTTCGAATCCTTTTGATGCGAGATAGCATTCGGCATCCTTTCTGCGTATCCTGTCGGAACGCAACCCCATTTCAAATTGGGCATCCATCCGTCCCGCTTGAAATGCGACTGATACTAATTGCTTAATCTCGCTTAATGACATATTCTTTCTACAGTTTTTATGGTGTGTCTCACCTTTTTATGTAATATTACAAAAAATATATTAAATTTCTTGCAAGTTACGATATATTTATGTATATTTGCAACATATTTAATGTTTTCGAGTGCAAAGATAAGAAAAGTATTGCAAACATGCAAATAAAATAGTGCTTAAATATACTATATTAACCTTTATTATCTTTAAGCTCTAAATGTTTACATAAATTAAGTTACACATGCGCTTACTGCGTATTAAATTTTAGGTTATGAATAGTGCATACGAAAGACTGAAGGCTGTAATCATTGCTTTGGGTTACACTTCAAATGAAAAATTCGAGGATACCGTTGGCTTAGGACATGGCTTCGTCAGCCGTATAACTAATCGTGTATCTTCCAAAAGCTTACAAGCTATAACGAGAAAATTTCCGCAGGTAAATCCAAGTTATATTAGGACGGGAATGGGGGAAATGTTCATCTCTTCACCTATAAAGATAAGCGAAAACGAAAACGCAAAGACTAGACTGCGTGAGTATCTTAAATATAAAGGAATTACCAAACGAGAATTTTGCGACAAAGCTGACGTGGCCTCTAACTTTCCAATCATAGGGAAGAATGGTGTATTCACGGCAAGAGTATCTTATAGAGTGAATTCTAAATTCCCAGATCTTAATATGGATTGGCTAGCTAATGGAGCTGGCGAAATGTTGCAGCCGGAGGCTAATATTGAGAAATTCAACAACTACAAAAGCAGAATAGCGCCATTCTGTACAGAGATGGGAATTAGTACTACATTCTTCTTGCGGAAATGTAAGAGCTATACCAGTGCAATTAGCAGATTGCCGGATATGCCTAGCGAGACTTTCTTGAAGAATATCTCTTTGGCTTACCCTCAGCTAAATCTGAATTGGCTTAAGACCGGAGAAGGAAAGATGTTTAACGATGACATCAAATCGAATATCAATTCAAGCGTCAGCTTTGTTCCTCTTGTTCCACAGATGGCTTATGCTGGTTATCTCAGCGGATATGCAGATGATGTATATATATCATCGCTCCCAACAATCCCTATTGTAAAGGAAGATAAAGAAAAGTACGTAGCATTCGAGGTAAGCGGTGATTCTATGGATGATGGCTCGTCTAGAGCTTATCAGAATGGAGACATCGTTATATGTAAAGTCTGCCCTGACTACATGGTAAAGAGCAATGGACTTCATATAGACGGAAAGGAATATATCATAGTTCATAAAGAAGGTATTCTGTTGAAGCGTATCATTGACTTGGATATGAATAATGGAAAGCTTATATTGCGTTCCTTTAATCCTACTTATCGTGATTTAGAGTTGGATTTAGCAGATGTGAAGCAGCTCTTAGTTGTGGAATATCAGCAGAAAAGGAAATGATAATGTAAAGTATATTTGTATGTTCTGTGGAGTAGGCTTGCATAAAATGTCGCAAAATTGCCGCAAAATGATTATTCGCCTATAGCGTAAGTTGCTATTGTTTAGGCATTTTATTGGTGTTCCGTATAACAGCCTTCTAAGCTGTGGGTCTTGGGTTCGAACCCCAACGGAATCACTATAATAAGCAAAATGAAACTTATTTGTACAAAAATAGCGTGAGAGAACAATAGTAGTAAGTTGCTTATTCATAGGTACTTATCTCTGTTGTTCTTTTTTTGTTTTTAAATATATTTTATCACTTATTCCTCTTTAAGTACTCTTTTCGTAAATAGCTGTTAATCAATATGTTATGAATTTGAAGTATTGAGAAATCATCCATGTGTGTTACAAATGTGTTATCAAAAAGCGCTAATGTGTTACCAGAATAGAGAAGTTGAAATCCTTAATGACCTTAATGACCGTGACCTTAATGACCAGAAAATGCCCCTAAACATTTATTTGTTTTTCTGATGAAACTCCTTCCTTGTCTTAGCCATTGCTTCCGTAGCCCTATCGTGGGTCTCTATCAGCAGTGGACTCTTGTGATATTGCACAATCTTGACTCCGACTGAGTTGTGCCTTTTCTTTTCCTCGATGCATTGTATGATCAAATCTGGATTGGCTGATTTAGCCGTTGGAGTCTTGTCAAAGTTCTGAATATAGGCAGCGTTGGTCAGGAAGAGAATGTCGGAACCTTCCGGTATTTCCTGCATTACTTTCACCATGAGGGTTAGTATCATGCGGAATTCCGTGGTGTGTAGGTCGCTGATTACATCACGGCTGATGATGTTGCCGTTATGCTTAATCACAACGGCAGCACCACCTGCTCGCTCTTTATGACCATAATCACATGAGCCACCTATCCAAACGTAATATGTAGATGTATCTTGTGTCAT